TCTTGAAGTTTAAATAAATATTGGTTACTTTCTAAAATATTAAAGAAAGTTCTACCTTTATGTAGTAAAGCCGTTGCTGTTTTTTCTGGTTCTCTTGCAGCAAAATATCGATTATCATCTGAGTTTGAAAATTCATCAGCAGCCATTTTTTATCCTTAGAATTTATTTAAAACACGATTAAGTTCAGCAAGAGGAACAATGTAATTATCTCTTTCTTCTTTATTACTTCCAGCAAATAACACACCAATGACATTACCATATTTATTTACAACTGGCGATCCTGAATTGCCCGGATAAGCCACTGCAGTAGAAGAATATGATTTATAAGATCTAATACAAGCAAATTCCATACCATATAAAATTTGTTGCATAACATTTAATTCAATAATATCTCCTCTACACTGAGATCGCTGTTGTACTTTATCAAGTAATTTAACTACTCCGTATCCGATGTATTCCCCTTTAGAAACAGTTAGTTGACGAAGACCAGGATGACCTACTATGTAATGAAAGTTACCTTTGTCCGGATGCGATCCTAATGTAAGAGGACTCAACCTTTTATCACCTTGAATCAAGCATAGATCATGACGACTATCTTTGTAAACAACTTTCTTGAACACAGGAGAAAATCCTGTATCTTGTTTAATAACCATCCATCCATTAACTGCTGCTTCACAAACATGTTTATTTGTTACAATATAATGTTCTCCTGAACTAGATTTAATTGCAAACCCAGTTCCGCCTCCACCAGCGGGAGAAACGACTTGAACTACTGACTCTCCAACTTCCCATCTTAAATATGCATTATGTGCTTCCGGTTGAGCTACAATTGCAAAAATAAAAAAAGCAGTACAAGCTACGCAAACGCTTAGAATTTTTAGTTTTTTTAACATACTATCCCTTGTTGGTTGTTTCTATTTCTAGTTGTTAAATACTACTTACGTTTAGGATTGGACCCAAAAATTTGTTTATATATATCTTGAGGGGTTTGGCTTGAAAACTTTTCGGTATTATTTACATACAGGTTTCTTGTATCATATCCATAAGTTGATGGGTATGGGTTTTTATTATAATTAATAGCTCTGCTAAAATATAGTAAAGCATCTACTCCATCATAATGTCCGTCATCTTGCGATCTAGCAAATTCATCTTTAGATGATTTATCTTTCCATTTACAATGTTTAAGATGTCGAATTAACGTTTCACACTTAGGATGTATTATAATTTTTTTATTAGCAAGCATTACTCTGAGTTTATTAAGGTTCGCTAACTTATCGTTTTTACTGGCTATAGCAAAATCAACGGGGTGCAGGGAATTATGTTTTTTAGAATAAATACTAATCTCTTGTATTACAAAAGGATTAACATCTGAAACTCTTATGTCTGGTTTAATGAATTCACTAGTAAGATCGTTTGTCCATAAGCTAGATTCTTTATCTTGAATTTCTTTAGTAAATACAGGGAGATGAATTTGTTTACCATTTCTTACTATCTCATCTTGAATAACAATAGTGTTTTCGCGAAAATCATAATAGCCAAACAATACAACTGTTAAATCTTTAAACCCAATATCCATTGCGACATATCTGTGGTAGAACGGAGGAATAGGATGGTCCTTTACTATCTGAGAAATTAGCTCATCGTCCACTTCAGGCAATACAGACAGTGTCTCATCTTTAACAATTTCACAAAGATACTCTCTTCTAAATTGAGAATTAGTTCTTCCTCCTTTAAATTTAGAAACGATATTATCTTTTTGTTGCTGTGTGAGTAATGGGTTGTCATCAAGTGTTTTTTTGGTAAGTAAATGATTTGATTCAGCTTCTTCAATGAATCCGACAAACTCATGATCAGGTTCAGCTGGTGGGGTAGAAGCAAGAATGATTTTACCACCTGTATGTGTCGTAGTTGGAAATAGAACCGACTTAACGTTGTAATCTAATTTATCACAGAACCCTGCCTCATCTACTAAGATTAGATCAGACTTCTGTCCCCTAAGTCTTTCTGCTGAGTTACCATCAGAACCAGCCATTTGAATCTGACTACCATTTTTAAATATGTATACGAAATTAGATGCAATATATTCAGGTTTTAAATCTTCCGGACAGTCCTCAAATATTTCTCTAAAGATGGGTTCAAAAATCGTACGAGCATGGAGCTTGGTATCTGTTAATAACTTAACGATTGTATTAGGTTTTGAGATACAAGCCATTGTTCCAATTAAACCAAGACAATATGATTTACCTGTTTGTCTGGCAAGCAACCATACAAGAGTCGATCCATCGGGGGCTTTATTATAAAGTTCAAACATTTCCTTTTGGACAATGTGAAACTTATAATGGATTAATCCCCTTCTCCATAATTCATGTCGAACTGCTTGTTTGGAAATACTTGGGTTCATTATTAAGCTTCACCCGCCGACTTCATAAGTTCTAGAAGTTGGTCATTGGTTAAGCCATCAATATTCTCTTCGTTTTTTACAGGGACTTTAGATCTTATATCTTTTAATACCTTACAATAGATTTCCGTTTTTTTACATTCCTCTAAAGTTAATTCTCTTTGCATTGCTAGGTTTTTAAGCAGAGCAATCTGGACAACGCAGATGGTTTCCTCATCTGAGATATCAAATGTAGTTGTTGGGTTAAGTGCTTTGAATTGTGTATTCTCCATGATCAATTGAGCAATCTGTGCCTCAAGTTGTTCACGTTGTTTTCTTAGGACATTGATTTCTTTTGTCTGAGAAATAATGGTAGAAGCTTGTGCTTTCTGATAAGCTTTAGCATCATCTTCAGTTGAAGCATATTGCTCGGCTAGTTTATCAATAGAATCATTAGACATGTCTATCTCCTAAGTGTTGATGCTAACTTCGCTAGTCCAGCTTCACTTGCTATTGTATTAAACTTAGTTTCCATAGCTTCTTGTTTTTCCAGAAGTCTTTTTAATTCTGGATTAATATCTGGAATAATAACTGGTTCTATTTTTTTTCTGAAGTAACAAATGATATCAAACGCAATAAAGCCTACTAAACATAGTGCTGAAATAATGACTGCATTTGTGTGGTAATGAGCGAGTGCAACGATGGATGAAATTATGAACAAAACGAGGTACAGTGCCCTCACGATGTTTCCATAGGTTAGGTGCATTTTATTACCTTGTTAAAAAATTGAGATGTTCCGTTAGCCGCGTTAAAAATTATGTCACTAGACATTATCGGAGTTGTACTTGTCTCATAAGTAGTTGTTAATATTTCCATCGTCTCTTTCCGATTCTTGTATCAACATGCAAGAAATTAGTGGCTATTCCTATCGAGTCAAATTGTTTAGCACAGATAGCTTCAAACCCATCCATCTTCCCATTTGATGGAACTATGTCCGCTGCATCTCCTAGCTCATGAGTTGATTTCTTGGCTACGACAGAATTAACTCCCGCAGCCCGAAGAAATGCTTGATACTTTACACAACGAAATCCGGAAGTTATAACTAGGGGGAGATTAACTTCGGATCTAATATTGTCTAATCTTGTAATTAGTGTTTTTGATATTCTTTGTTTTGGACAATCCGGAAAATTACAACGACAAGTAAATTCCTTTGTATTGAAGTACTTAGACAATACAATAGACTCTCCTTTCTTCCAGATGTAATATCCCTCATCTTCCTTAAGATCTGATGAGTTCAAAGGTGGAGTCTTCGAGCTGTTTTTTGACCCTCCAGTAACCGAGGTCAACAGGGACTTCATTAAATTTACAATCATTAAAATACTCCTCAAAATCTAATAGCAAAATCTCTCTCATCTCTTTAACCGACGATAGAACGTCTATAAACATCTGTTCACAATACTGCAGTTCTTCATCGCCTTCCTCATTATCACAGCAGTTGTGCCAATAATTAAGATCTTCGATAAGGTTACCAAACATCTCAATTCTTAGGTTCATCTCCGGACTTTGCATTTAATCTCTTTTCTTTGATTTGTGTTTTTACTTTATTCTTATGACAAGAAGGACACTTCCTCCCGTTCCAGAGCTTACCTTGAGCATCGACAAATTTCTTATTTTTACCGTCAAATGAACCAGTGTGCTTACGGACCTCAATCCGCCCACACCCCGAACACTTACTCAGATCCGACTCCTCCATCCTAGCACCCTTTTATGTTTCTATATACTAAGTTGTTAAATAATAGAAACTCGAAGAGTTTCCGATTATAAAAATACTTTATATACTTATAGTCGTCTTCCGACTACTCACAACAAACTCCTTAGTTAAGGAGTTGACCGCGTACACGGGAAGACGGTACTCATTGTCCCCCCCATAATACATCATGATAAAGTCACTTGCCTCGGTCTGAGTTTTGAACTTCCCGACCACTTTTCCTTGACCTCTAGCTGTAACCAGTTCTACATTAACCGACCGCATATCCGGATCAACCAATATCCTAGCCCTATACTGGAGAGTCTTCCGACTAGCAGGAATCAGATCGGTATATCCATTGTTTCTATATTGATTCTTCCAATACTCTGAATGAAGCTTCAATGTTTCTATATCGGTAGTGACCGATAGTATCTGGAGAACCAGAGCTGTTTCCGGGGACCTACCAGCCAGATCATCATACAAACGATACAGTGCTCCAGCTATGTTCTCGGTATAATTGACAGTGGCTAATTTTTGCTGCTCATTTATGACCAAATATACACATGATTGTGGTAACTTTAAGTAATCACTTAACACGAGGGGTTTCCTTCTTTAAAAGACCAATTTTGAATTTGTTCTTCCTTGTCCGCCAGCCGCACTCATTGAGCGCATATTCTTCCGTACCATTATTGATGGGCATGCTGTTCTTATCAACAAGATAGTCCCTTCTATCGATTAACCAGTCCACTGTATTAATTAGCTGGAACTTTTTCCTGTTTCTATTTTTACTACTCATAGTCCCTCCAGTCACATTGTATTACCATGTTTTTCTCATGTTTGTACATCAAAGTTGTTAAGTACTTACACTATCCAAAAAGACCCTGTTTCTATACCCGCCCAACCACTAAACTACTATAATCACGATAACCTTGTCAACAACTATCTTTGTCCTTATATATGTAACATTTTCACATTACCCAATCCGCGACCAAATTCCATCCCCTCAAACCCATCCGTATACCAAACTACACCCATTCTGATTCAAATAGAAACCCTGTTATTTACCATTTTTGGGTAGGGGTCTGATAGATGATGGCTACCCCCTGTTTAAAACACTTTTAAAGCCAATTACGGAGTTTGAAAGGGAAACCTTATTAGGAAGGGTATGCTATATATATAATATAATATACATATATACTAGTTACTGCACGCGAGAAGTATGTTTCTATATTTGTAAATACTGGAATTTGCATGTGTAGTATACTTGTCCATGTCAAATGTAATTGTCCCAAGGGGGGTAGGCTAGGGGGTATAATATAACAAATACAAATACCTAGGTAAGAATATACGCACATTCTATAATGGCATAGAATATTCTAGGCTATGCCTAGTAGAAAAACTGGCATTGTATGGCATGGAATGAAAATACTAGGGGGGTAAAATAGGGGTAGACCGATATTGTTTATATCAACCTACCCTCAATCTTACACTCCCCTAAACTTACATTGCAACTACCATGCCAACTCAATCGAACCATGCTCATCAATTTTGCAACCTAGTAGCTTCATTAGGTCATACTGATCTTTGTACTCTTTGCCTATGCTTGACTCATCTAGATCTCTTACGTCAAAGTCATGCCTTACTGCGAATCGTTTCATTGTCTCAAGCGTCACTGTTTTCATTGTATCCCCTTCGTGTAGTTTGAACCTTACCAGTCAAAGGGTATCATGCAACATTCATGCCATGCCCTTACCCTATGCTATGCCCTGCCTAGTATCTATATATAGTGGATTGACTAGGTGCATTGTGACACTGGATCGGGGTCATTGTGACTCCAAGCGGTGCGTTATGGCTCTAGTGGTGCATTGTGACGCTGAGTGGTGCCGTTTTGGCTCTAAGTGGTGCCGTAGTGGCCCTTGTCTACCTAAGTAGTTGATAGCCTTGGAAGTGGTGCGGGTTGACACTGGATCGGGGCCAGTTTGGCTCTAGTGGTGCTACTTTGCCATGGTGGGGTTTCATGTGATTTCAATGAGTTAGACTTGGCATGGCATTTGCTTCATTCAATCTCGAAACGGCGAGTCAATCAAACGACAAGCCGACAACGTTGGCATGATGATTGCAACGTTCAATTTGAGCATGAAGCTCTAAACATTGTGAGGTTTTATGTTTTATCTACTTGGCTTCGTTGTTGCATCTTATGTTTTTGCGGTTATGTTTGATGAGATTTTTTAGTTTAAGGTTTGGCATGATTATTGAATGTAAGATTTTGTGAGTATTTATAAACTTTTTAAAGGGGACAACATGATTTCAAAAGAACAGAAACAAGAATTACTTATCGCTCGTGAAAGAAAAAAAGAGATTGCTCGTAAAGTCAATGCTCAAAAATTACAGGCTTCGGGATATGTCCAGTCTCAACATGCCATTCTTACAAAAGAAACAAGGCTTATAAATAACGGGCATTATATGAAATCGGGCGGTCAACTAGAGCTTGATTTTTTAAGAACGAGAAAACTTAAAATCATGCAGGAAAAACCGACTAAGATTGTCCTAGTAAAAAGAGTCTAAAATTAAAAAGGGAAGGGGTTTAAATCCTTCCCTTGTCTTAAAGCTACCTATGCCCGTCACAAGTCGGGATTTAAAAAGCTGAGTGAGACGTATAGTGTAAAATAAAAAAATAGGTTTAACGTCCTATTTTCCTGTAAAATGGTTGATTGTTTGGGCTAGGAAATCAAACATGAGTAGTCCCACAAATAGTGGGCGAGATGAGTAAACTATTGATGGGGCCGAAAATTGGACGCGGTGAATACAAGTCATGAGATGCGTATTGGAACGACTAAGGTTTAGGTAATTAAGTCAATAGTTCTAGGCATAGGCCTTCCCTCATTGTGCACCACACTTCGACCATGCCCGCTTTTTTTAAAGCCATCATGATGAAACAATGAAAGTGTCGGGCTACGAATGAAAATATAATTCGTTGAGCGTTAAAATTAACACTGTATCTGACACGGCGAGTGAAGGGTACTAAACAAAATGAACGGCCTACGGTGAGGACATAATCCTGACCGTAGGCTTTTCCTATTTAGGTGTGTACCTAAACTGATGAGTTCAAAAGAACGAAAGGAAAATATGAGGGTATTAATTGCAGTATCTTTATTTATATTTTTAACATTTACCTTGGTGTTATCGGTTTTCTTTACACCAAACTATAAAAGGGGACTACATGAATCAGGCAAAATTTTATCGCAACGCTTCACAAGTAAGAAAACATTTTATCATGAAAAAAATTGATCGGATTGATATTAAGATTGAAAAGTTTCTCAAGGCTAATAATTTTATTAAGGCAGAAGAAGCTGAGAAAGAATTATATAAACTTGAGCGTGAGCTATTAAAGAATTATAACATGAATGAACTAAACGAATTATTTATGGAAAGCTTTCCCGCTTAGGAGGATTTATGTCTGCTCAATTTATTAAGGATCGCATTGATGAGATCGCCAAGAAACTCAGGGAGTTAGATATTAAAATTGATATCTACTCTAGGACGGATCGCTTCGCTCACGATATGCACAAAGAAAAATATATTAAGTTAGACATGGAATGTCTTGAACTATTAACACAATTAAGAGAGGTAGAAAATGGCGAAGAGTCGTAAGAAAATTTTCCCTAAGCCTGTGCCTAGGCTAACCACTGAAAGTGCTAAACTACTAGGAAAGAACTCTAATAAGGTAGGGCGTGAGGCTAACCTGTTAGGTATTTATCATGCTTATAATACAGTAAACAAATTAACACCTCAACAAATGAAACAATTAGAAAGTCTTAAGAAACAATTACAAGCCCTTAAACAAAAACAATAGGAGTATCTCATGACAATTCAAGAACAAATCAAATTAGCTAAGGCTCAGCTTCAGGCATTACAATCTCAAGTAGTTAGCAAAACATTCTCTAATAAAATCACTGTGAAGATTGGAGAAAAGGGGACTGTAAATGTTTACGGACTGGGTAAATTCCCTGTTTGCCTATACCTATCGCAGCTCCAGAAATTACAGGCGACAATTAACTCCCCTGATTTTTCTCAGTTTCTTATTGAGAACATGGATAAAATTGCTCAGAAAAAAGAGGAGTAAATGCGTGAGAACAATTACACTTATACAATTTCATAATCATACAGAGGATTCGGACGATAGATCTGGTAGAACAATGGTAGGTAAGTGGTTTATATTAGATGACGAAGATACGGAGAATGAATTTTATGATGGAGATGATGACGAAGGTGATTCTATCTACATTGATAAGCCTTGCGTATCCTATTTCGATAGCTTCGATGATTACTTAGCAGATGACAATCGTGGGTATATGGTTAGAAGGAATTTAAAATATACCCTAATAAGTATGGACGTTAATTTTGATGAGGAAAATGATAATATTAATTGGAATATAGCATAGGAGTAAACATGAAAACAATTGGCGTAGACTCTCTAGTTAAAATTAATCCTGAGATTTTTGGTGAGACGTGTGACCCTCAACAAATGTATGGGTCATTAGGTTATATTGGTATATTTAAAAATGCTATCTGGAAAGTAATCAGTATCTCATCTGACTCTCACCGAGGTATGTGTGCATGGGTAAGTCTTACTAATGCTGAAGAACTAATGAAAGATTTGAAAGGTGTTAAGAGTGTCACCAGTGAGGGTCAAGCATTTATTCCACTAGATGATTTGGTTCATGCTAATACAAAGACAACACTCAATTATGTTTTAAGTAGCACAGTTAAAAATAAAACTCAAATGATTGCCGACTTGTTTGAGGATAGAAGAAAGCTTAAGGCTCAAGGCTTGTCACGTATCCAACCTGAGATGGTTGCTAACTGGAAACAAATTAGAATCCTTAGAGGTGAGCTTAAGGGAACTATCCCTCTAGTTGGAGAGGCAAGTGTGTATCTTCCTAAGCAGCGTATCACTATTAAATTAGATCCTTCTGAAGTACCTGATGAATCAGATGAATCAATTGCATCATTTAAAAGATTGTTGGTTGGTAAGCTTAGAATCTTACGATTGAAAAATAGAGTTAATGCTTCAGACTATAATGCGTTTGGAACTAATGTTAAATACTGCGGCGGGACATTCGTTAATTCTGGGGAATTACTTAAGGCTTTTGAGGCAAGCCTTACTGAGTCATTGAATGATTACAAAAAACCTAGCGATCCAAATGCTACATATGTAGGCGTAGAGGTTGAGTTTATTTATTCTGGTAACGATAAGGATTTGCGTCGTCTATTAATTGAGAAACGTCTACATAAAAACATTCGAGTAGAGGGTGATGGTTCTTTACGTGCTTGTCATAATAGTGGGTATGGTACTGCTGAGCTACAGATCATTGCAAAAACTACTGAGCTAGAGAGTGTAATGAGTAGACTTGAGACTGTATTAAATAACCCATTGATTGACGGATATGCTAACCGATCTTGTGGAACCCATGTGCATCTTGATATGAGAAATCGAGATTACGTTTCTTGCTTTAGAAATCTAGTAAGAGTTCAGGATATTCTAAGAGGTGCCCAGCCTATCGGACGATTAAAGAATACTCATTGTAAGCCTAACAAGTCCGACGAGTTTGCTAATGAGAACAGTAGGTATCTAGTTGTGAATCCTAACTCATACGAGAAGCATACAACAATTGAGGTTCGTATTCATGAGGGGACTGTAGATGTTAAGGGTATTGTAAACTGGGCTATGTTTCTTGATTCGATTGCATCATGTAATGTTGAGATTCCTGTAAACAAATTCAGAACGGCAAGGGAATTAGTCGCGGCCACCAATATTTTAATTCCTGCTGATTCTCTGAGTTATGTAGACTCTCGTATTGAAAAATTTCAATCTGTAACAATTGCTCACGTATGTTAGTGCCATACTTTTATTTTAAGATTGGAGACGCTATAGAAATAATGCAGTTACACAACACAAAGATTAAGTTTCGTACTGAGGAGGTCGAAGTGAATGGGACAACAATTTATATAAAGTCAGTTGAGGAACCAGAGTTTGATTGCGATGATCTGTATTGTAACGGGTCAACTATCTCCAAAAATTATAGGTTTATTCAGGTTGTTGGATGGGGAGAAAGGTATTGTGCAGCTCTTGAAATTTTAAATCAAAGGACTAATTAATGTGTAAATTATTACTAATGACTGGTATCACTGAGCCTTTAGTGGCAAAAGAATTTATGTCTAGGATTAGTATTCCTATGTCTAGGTCTAACAGAGATGGTATTGGGTATACGGCTGTAAAGTCTGACGGAAGTCTATTCTCTGAGCGTTGGCATAACAATGAATCATTTATGGAATACAATTCTGTAATGGTTCCTGCAATTGCTAGTGAGTTAATTGCTTATAAGAATAGATTGCCTTATGGTGCATTGAATACTAACTACGATCAACGTGGCGATATTGACATGAGTGATATGACTTCTGTTACAATGCACACTAGGTTTGCTACTTGTGGTAAAGAGTTTGCTAATACTCACCCATTTATCTTTGGAGATACTTCTCTAGTTCATAACGGAACAATTCGTAACGCCGATAAGTTAAATGTAAATAAGATTAGCTCTTGCGATAGTGAGGCTGCATTACAAACATATCTTAACAGTGGAGTACCCCTTGAAACTAATAAAGCTAAGGGATGGCTTGATATGCTTAATGGCTCATGGGCTTTTGGTATTATTAGTAGAGATTCTAATAATAAGAGGATTCTTGATGTTGTGCGGGGGACGAGTTCGTTATTCCATTCTCAAGTTGAGGGACTGGGTAGTGTCTTTGTTACTGACAAAGATGATCTTATCTCTATTGCTAAGGATATGTCTCTTAATTTGTTAACAGAACCTACTCTATTAGATATGGATTCAATGTTTAGATTTGATGCAATCAGTGGCGAGTTACTTGAAACGATTGATGTTAAGCCTGCTAAGGTATTCGTCAACCCTCATTATAATACAAGTTACAACTATATGGGGTCTAACTATCAGAGTGGGAAGGCTGGGATTAGTAGTCAGTCAACTCCCTTTAGCAAATCTACTGAGATGAGTAAGAAAGATGTTGAGTACAACAATCAATTGCTAATGTGTAGCATGGATAATTCAGATGTATTCCCTGACTTGGTAGATGCAAAAGGACGCATTGATTTCCGTAAGGTTAAGAAGTATTGCGAGACTGAATCAGAGGCCTTCATTGATAGACTAGATGTATTTGATATTGTATACAATAAAAATTACACTTGTGATTATGAATCTTTGCCTGAAGATTTAAAAGAGTATGTCAGAGAGACCGACTTCATGAGAGGATTCAAGGAAGCACGACAACTTATTGCTGAATTATGTAATGTAAAAACAATAGCGAGGTAACATGAGTGTTCTACAATTTGGATATACGATGTCAGCTTATGACGGTGCAATTATTGGACAGTTTACAAAAGTTAAGCACGAAACGGCTGTATGTAAAACTGGTCAATACCTACATCTTAATTTAAATAGTGACAAATACTTTACTACGTTTAGACTGAGGTTTGTATGAGGATTATACAATTCGGAAGTGCTATGAGAGTATTTGGAACCACGTTAACTTGGCAGTTCGCAAGATATTCCGATTCAAGTCCTCGGGCTGTATGCAAAACTGGTGAGCATATGAGCGTAGACACTGGGTTACGTGAGAACTACTTCTCAACATTTAGATTGGAGTTTGTATGAAAGTATTCATTGCCTACTCTGATAGGTCTTGCGTTACAGGTAAAGCTCTCAAGCTTGCACTAGAAGGAAAGAGAAAGGTGACTCCTAGGAAAGCTAAGTGTGATCTATTTATTAGATGGGGTAATACTGAGGAGTTTACATCATTGACAAGTGTTAAACAATTAAACTCATTAGAATCAGTTAAAAGGACTGTAAACAAATTAGAAATGCTTAGAGCTTTATCTTCTGCTAATGTACCTGTACCTTTATTTGATACAGACATTCAGCTAATTGATTCGCATAAAGATGATACTGGTAATTTATATATAAGAAGTAAGTCTGGGATTGTTAGATATGCTAATGATTATAATCCAATCAGTGACTCTTATTATACTAAACCGATTCCTTTAAAACGTAGAGAGTATCGTGTTCATGTTTTCAATAGTAAGGTTATAGGAATTTACGAAAAGATTCCTAATGCTGAGGGTAGACCCGCATTGTTCAAGTCTGATACGTGTAAGTTCGTTAGGTGCGATCCGCTAATTAGTCGCGTCGACCAGAATGCCCAAGAAATTTGCATTCAGGCTGTAAATGCCCTCGGTTTATTATGCGGGGGGGTAGATTTAATTAGAGATAAGGATAAGAACTTCTTTGTATGTGAGGTTAACTCAGCTCCAGGATTGAATAGTTCTAATATAAAAAGGTGGGTAGATGAAATCAAAAATTACTTATGTGTTTCAGTATAATATTCTTATGCGAATTGTCGGAGGTGATTATAACTTTCAAGCTGCAAAGTATTGTAAGATAGGCGGAGCCTTAACTTCATTTAGACTGGAGATACGCTATGTATAATTTATTCAGCAAGTTTGATGTTGGGATTGTTACTGATGATATAGAACCTACAGGATCAGTAGGACTGTACGATTCAAAACGAGATGTTATCATAGTAGACACTACTGTAATAAACGAGTTCCCTGTAATGCAAAAGATTATTATCTTACATGAAATGTTTCATTCTACGTTTGTAGCAAAGAGAACAAATAGAATCGAAAGATTGCTTAAGGTTTATGGCAATGAAGTATATAAAGAAAACTCAATGGCATTCAAGATGGAAGAATGTATCGCTGAGATATGTACGATGGTTGCTTGTGCAAAGCTAGGACTACTAAACAAATATACCTCTATTGTTATTGAAGATGGTATCAGCAAGAACTATACTAACGATATGGTTATTCCATGGATGGAAGTTGTTGCGGCTGTTAAGTTCTTTTGTGATGACGATATTAGTTTTGATAAAGAGTTAGACTATGTTAAGTGTTATTTAATTGCTAAGTATGAAATGAACATAAGGAGATCATATGATAATAATTCAAACGTCGCATGATGATTTTGGAATAAATAATGGTACATATATATTTGGAATAAGTTACAATTATAGCATGTTCCAGCATAAAAGTAGACACTGGAGTTACCCACCTAATATGGCAGGATTTAAATTAATCTTTGAATAAGGAGTAGTATGTCAGTATCATCTCTGGTAACATTGATGATCGTTCATGTTGTATTCGATTGGCTTCTTCAAGATCGCGAAACTGCTAAAAACAAATCTCACAATTTCAAATACTTATTCCCTCATCTGTTCCTTATATATATTGGTCTAATGTTGTGGGGATTATTTGCAGCTGGTCTAAATCATAAACAGGCTTTTGTTTTTGCGGTTGCTAATTGTATACTACATGGTATCATTGATTGGAACATTTGGAAACTGTATGCTTACACTGTTAAGAAAAGATTCAAACATTTGGAACTGTTTACTTACTATGATGATAGATGGTTCTATAATTTCATTGCATTAGATCAATTACTTCATGGTGTTTGCTATATAGTGTTATATAATTTAATTCAGGGAGGTATACGATAGTAGTAATTCTTTTCGTATTAAGTATCACATTGTTTGCGGTTAGATTTCTAGGGGTTAGCCTAGCTGGTAATGTAATGTTAAAAGGAGTTTTGGTTGTAATACAGTTTGCATTACTAACCATAGGAACCTTTCTATTTCCAGCAGTTGTCCTTCTATTGCTATTGTGTCGAAGATAATATAAGGAGATTACAAATGATTATTGCTCAATTCACAAATGACTACTCAGTTGACGACCAATGGAAAGATACATTCCTTTTGTATACCAATGATAAAAAACTACACCGATTAGGTAGCAATCCAGACTTTAGAGCAAGTGGATATAATAACTTGGTTGCAAATAATAATCAAACAAATAAAAATGAATTTAGATTAATCTTTACAATGGAGTAGGCATGAATAAGCGAGACAAGATTGATTATATCCTTGCTCTCGTTAAGGAGCAGATAGAAGAGTTCCTGGAACTAGAAGACCTAGCGGGTATATCTGATCTATCAGCTTCAGAGTTAGTAGTTGCAGCAGTAGAGATTGTAACAACTAACATAGTAACTACTGTACATTACATTAGCCCAGTTGGTCAAGTAGATAGATCTAATGTTTCATTTATGATTGACGATGAACTTGAAGTACCTATCTACAGTACACAGGATGAGGAGTCAGATGATTAGAATAAGATATACTAAGAGAGATGACCTATTAGTAAGCGGGTTGTTTACAGTAGGTCCTAACCTAGTAATCAAGGCTGTTGTATTCCCCGATCTACATGGAGAGGTCTTAGATATACAAGGACATACTATTGACTATGTTACTGGTAAAAATTCTAGACAAGTAAAGGATCTACTTAGACAATCTCTTATTAGCCTTGGTCTCAAACTTGAGGGAGAGATTAGAAATAGATAGAGCTATCCTTAAATGTCGAAACCATTATATGTATAATTATATATACCCTCCAAATTACCCTTGTCAAGAACTATTTTAAAAATAATTGAAAATACTAATCATTACTAAGTCATAGCAATTGCACTCATGGAGATCATTATGTCAAAATCTTTATATCTAACTGATGAAGAGATTGCCCACCTTAATACGTTGTGGAATGACTTTCATGGAGACCCTATCAAGAATAACTGGGATGACAAGTGGAGAGCCTCGGACTGGTCATACGAGTACGATGATGACTGGTCTCCTAATTCAAAACGTAAGAGACATGAATGGGTTCCTATTATGTTACTGAATCATCCAGTATATGACTGCAAGTATTGCGGTGCTCACAAAGATAAAGCTAAGAGTGAGTTCTGCGATGAAGAGACTGCGTTCTAATAATCAATAGGAGATACCATGATAGGCGAAAGAGTATTCATATACAGGAACTTGCATAAGAAATGTTATAGTGTTAAGTCCCTTAAGACTGGGAGAGTTATTGCACACGTAGATAGTATTGACTTGATCGACGTTACGTTTAAGGTCAGCCAAGCTGGAAGACAGAGGGTTCTAAATGAACGACGTAAGAACGTACACGCTGGGGTAGTAGGATATGTAGCTAACCCTATCATCAACGATCGACCTATTGACGTTACTTATAACCCGTATAAATATAATTCATTTGTTATAAAAGACAACGAGTTACCAATCTTCAAAGCTACTCACGCTCACATTGATTTAAGTGGTATTAAAATATAGAGGAGGATACATGACAGTGAACGAATTGATAAGTTTGCTTGAAAATGTGAAAGATAAAAATGTCAGAGCGTTTCTTTACGACGGGGGCGGGGATATAACCGAGATAACCCCTGACATGGTTGATCTGAGTATAGATGACAGGATTGATATTAATATTCCTGCACTAGAGAATTGGGTTTAGTATCTTGACATAATGTAAGTTTTATAATAGAATACTAATAACGGAGAACTACATGATTAAAAATCTAAACTCAGACGTAGGTAAAAGAATTAATGACTTCGATAACCTGGAAGTTCAAACTGTTCTAACATTCAACCAAGTGTTTCCCGAATGTAAGCTAAGTGGATACGAGTTACATGATGAAGTAGTTATCGGATTACCCGACGCAGGCAATACAAGAAAGATCTCAATAGGTAATGACCTTATTAAACATAAGATGTTTAGCGATATACTTTACGGAATGGATCGAGCTGAGTTCCTTCTAGATGAGACAGATAAAGAACTTGACGATATCATGGGGCATCCAGTATGATAGAAAATACTAAGGTAACGTTTAGCTTTTCTTATACAAAAGAAAATGGTGAAATAATTAGCGTCTCTCAATTAAGTGATAAAGTATTTGTGATAGATACCATGGCATCACATCGAAAACAAATAACTAATCATGTTAGAATTATGAATGAACTATTAGAACTAAATTTGAGAATGGGTAGAGTGACTCCAACAGGAAGGGATTAATTATGAAACTATTTGTAATATTAATTTTAATTACTGCATGTTCAAGTCTTAAAAATGAACCAGTTAATTCAAATGATTTTGTTTTAAATGAAAACAATTCGGCTAAGCCAATTGATTTTAATAATAGATAGGAGATTAAATGAAAAAGGAACTTGTTGTATTTGTAAATTCAAATGAGGAAGGCGAGGCAATTAGAATCAGTAGAGTAGACGACGGTACAAACAAGTACATGTTACTCTCCCTAGGAAACAATCGAATGGTAGTAGATGTAGAAGAACTAATGGATGGACTAGGTGCCATCGGACATTACTCAACCTTATTCGATCAGGAAGAACGAATGAAAGCAATGCGGGCTAAGACTCAGTCAAGTCCACAACCTCCAGTAGCTAGAACTAATCCTATTCAAAAGGAAGAAGAGTTTACTTTTGTAATGGATGCACCATTACGGACTGGACCTTCTGCTAGCGAGATCGCATTAGAAGCACAGACTAGACACATGCAGGGCGAAAGTTTTGTACTAAAAGAAAAGTAAATAACCCTAATTGGAAAATACCCAATGAGTATATTTTTAATTGCCATCCTTATAAGTTTCGTGTTAATATTATTAAGCAGCTCAGTTTTAAAATTTTATATCGGTTTAGATAAAACAGATGAAGAATTAGGTAAATCATTTTTCTTTAATGCGGCTGTACTATTGTATCTTATTAATGTCGGATTGATATTTATTAACAGTGCAGTATTGGTAGCTCTAGTAATTAACACTTATATTTTGTAGGAGATTAATGAATAAATCGAATCGTCTATTGGCAGAACTAGTTGCTTATCGTACATACGCTAAGTATTTATCTCACGCTAGTCGAAGAGAAAGCTTAGCCGAAACAATCAATCGTAACATGACAATGCATCTTGATAAGTTCCCAACCTTAAGTCGAGATATCATTAAAGCATATAAGCAAGTACATGATCTAAAGGTTATGCCAAGTATGCGATCTCTTCAGTTTGGAGGAGAAGCAATCACTAAGAACAACGTAAGGCTATTCAATTGTAGCTTTGCTCATATTAAATACGTCAGAGTTTTCGCAGAAGCCCTGTATTTGCTTCTGTCAGGTACAGGCTTCGGCTTCTCTGTACAAGGAAGTCACATTTCACAACTACCTAGCATTAAACTCCCTAAAGAAGAGGGAACATACGTAGTTCATGATAGTATTGAGGGTTGGGCTGAAGCATTAAACCGATTAATGGAGGCATACTTCTATGGAGCCATCCGTCCACTGTTCGATCTTAGTCTTGTTCGCCAAAAAGGTAGCTATCTTGTAACAACAGGAGCAAAAGCCCCCGGTCCTGAACCGCTTCGACAGATGCTGGGTAAGGTAGAGACGATACTAAAGACTTGTATTGGTAGAAAGCTTAATGATCTAGAGACTCATGACATAATTTGTTTGATTGCAGACTGTGTACTAGCTGGAGGCATACGTAGAGCAGCACTTATTAGTCTCTTCGACCGAACTAGCAGTAGAATGTTAACTTCAAAGCATGGAAACTGGTGGGAGAAGCATCCTCACCGTGCTCGTGCTAACAATTCAGCGGTTTTAATACGTGGACAGGTTAGTATGGAAGAATTCTACCATGTATACGACCAATGTATCGCATCTAACGCTGGAGAGCCGGGATTCTTCTGGACAAACGATCCAGAGTGGGGAACAAACCCATGTGCAGAGATCGGATTACAGTCTAACCAGTTCTGTAACCTAACTACTACAAACTTAACAGGAATTAAGAATGAAAAAGACTTCGATAACCGCATCTACGCAGCAAGCTTCCTCGGAACGCTCCAAGCAAGCTACACGGACTTCCCGTACCTCAGTGAAAGGTGGAAAAAAGTCACGGAGGAAGAAGCCCTTATCGGATGTAGCTTTACTGGGATTGCTGACTCAAGCTTACTGTCTGGCGAAAGCCTCCGAAAATCTGCAAGAACAGTTCTCGAAGTTAATACTAAGTATTCAAAAAAACTCGGGATCAACCAGGCAGCAAGGGCTACTGCTATTAAGCCTGAAGGAACTGCATCATGTGTTCTCGGATCAAGCAGTGGAATCCATGCAAGGCATGATCAATTTTACCTCAGACGAGTAAGAATGAACCGAGACGACGAACTAGCTAAGTATCTCACAAGAGTATGTCCTGAGCTTGTAGAAGCTGACCTATTCTCTCAGACTGGAGTAGTAGTCACCATCCCACAAGAGTCACCAGCAGGGGCAGTGTTACGTAACAACGAGTCAGCTATAGAGCTATTCGATAGAGTCAAACTATACTACGAGAACTGGGTAGTGCCTGGTCATAGGTCAGGAGTTAATACACACAACGTAAGTTGTACTATTAACTACCGACCAGAAGAAACCGAGCTACTTAAGATCAAGCTATGGCAAGATAGAGAATCATATGCAGCAGTTGCATTGCTACCAGCAAGCGATACGATTTACCAACAAGCACCCTTCGAGGGATGCGACGAAGCAACCTTTCATAAGTTTGATGCGATGGTAAAAGATATTGACTTGACAAAGGTAATGGAGATGGAAGATAATACAAATCGAGCAGAGCAATTAGCTTGCGCTGGAGGACAGTGCAGTATAGATTTATAGGAGCCATGCGGCTGTCGTAATGGCGGCTTCATTCTAGATAATGGTTGGGTGCTTCCACAAATACGCGGGCAGGGAAGATAAATGTATCGCGACAGCCCTTAAATCCTAAAGGAGTATCATGAATATATTTGTAACTTCTTCTTGCCCAACAGAATCAGCTAAGTTCCTAGACGATAAACGTAAGATTAAAATGGCACTAGAGTCTACTCAAATGCTAGCAACTGCATTGAATGTTCACGGAATTCATACAGGATATAAGACTGCACATCTTAATCACCCTTGTTCAATTTGGGCTAGACAGTCTAAACAAAACTGGATATGGTTGTGGGAACATGCGGTAGCTCTATGCTCAGAGTATAATCGCATATACGGAAAAGAACATGCCTGTGTTAAAATGTTATACAACATGATAGGCAATGAAGACCTATTACCAAACATTGGATTACTACCATTTAGTAATTGTGCTAGATCAAAAGAAAAAGGCATTGACTATACCAGTGTCGATGATATATATTTAGCTTATCAACTTTATCTTAATGATCGTTGGGATCAAGATAAGCGACAACCGGCATGGTCATAATGAAAATTATATATGAGTTTGATCCTTATGAAGATAAATATGAATTAGAATTATTTCAAAAAGCTTCATCTAATGCATATAAATTAAATGAAATTGAAAACTATATTCGTAAATTTAAACATGATGATAGAAAAAACATCACCATTGATGAATTAAAAGAAAGTATATATAGTATTCTTGGAGATGAAAATAATTGAAACATAATAAAATAACATGGATTTAACAAGTGGAGAGAACATGGTTTTATCTTTATTGTACGGCGGTATCACTCATCACTATCTCGCTTCTAACTTACCTTATTGCAATCGTATTGGAGATAGCCTGTTTGGAACTATCCACAATGAATATGTTATTGGATTAGTTGGAACAAAGGAATATAAGATAGGTGCAATCGCAGGAAAAGATTCTGCATGTGGAAACATAGTAGGACCAATCTCTTCTGTAAACATTGCAGAGGATTTTGATTTCATAGCTGGATTCTATAATACAAACTTTAAAGAATTCAATAAACTAAACATTGAACCACCTTCTGTACTCGGAATTACCCCAGTCATAGGGATAGACTATAGAATTAAATTGACAAACAATATATCTATTGATAATTTGATATCGTTTGGAATTATTACTCACTCACTAAGGGTTGACTTCTAATGAAAAGATCTGAAGCACTAGAAGAAATACGCAAGATACTTGCTATGAATGGCAAGGATGATGGAATGGGAGAACTGGAAGAAGCGTTGTTACATACTGTGGAAAGTATTGGTATGCTTCCTCCTCCAGACTATACAGAAACCTACTATTCTGGGGATGAACCGGGAGGGTACAACCCTAACTCCTGGGAGGATGAGTAATGAAAAGAAGTGTAGCAATAGAGAACATCATAAACGTACTGCGCCTAACTGGTAATCACTATTGCGATGACGGTAGAGATGAGCAAGATGCTGAAAGAATACTTAAGAGAATAGAAGCTCTTGGCATGTTGCCTCCTTTTGTAGATCAATATGAGAGCGATACAAGTTTAGATTTGATAGGGAATAGATGGGAGGAAGAATAATATGAAGATTACATGCATTTCTGATACTCATCAACATCATAAGAAGATCAAGATGCCTAGCACTGATATGATTATATGCGCTGGGGACTTTACATATCACGGAGAGCTAGACGAAGTAGAAAAGTTTCTTATATGGTATGGAGAACAGAAAGCCAAGCATAAGATTCTAATATGTGGTAACCATGAGAAATGGATTACCCGACAAGGTGACCTACTCAAGTCACTATGCGAGAATCAAGGCATTCAGTTGCTATGTAATACCCATACTGTAATAGAAGGGTTTACAATCTGGGGGTCTCCCTACTCTAAGAAGTTTGGAGACTGGGCATACGGACTAGACGAAACGGGCTTAGCTAACTTGTATGATCATATCTCACCCACTACTGATATAGTAATAACACATGGACCGGCTTACGATAGACTCGACTGGTGTCCGAATGGTAAGGTAGGTAGCACAGCATTAGCTCACCGACTAGACGAGCTTAGCAATTTAAAGCTACATGTTACTGGACACATACATGAAAGCCGTGGTACTCTATTACGTAACGGAGTGTTAACAGTTAATGCTTCTATTTGTGGTATACCATATTCAGATGTTATCTACAACCCAATAACTGTTGAGCTATAAACTCAGAGGTCGCTAAATGAAAATTCATCCACATGTTCAAGACAAAGAGAATGCTAAGAACCTAGCTAGAGCTACTGGACTTAATAAGATCAAAGGTAACGTTATGTATACTTTACAAAAGACTGGAGCAAAGAATGCATCTCCTCATGGATACGGCGACACTATGGATTGCGGGACAGGAAATGTCACAATCTTAGCACAAGATAACTATGTATGGATTTTTTTATCTAGCCCGTCCAACTGGTTTAAAACTAGTCCAGTATTATCCTGTACAAAAATAGACGGCGGCTTTAAGATTGAAACAGAGAATAGCTTCTATGAGTTGAGGGGATAATGATTAGATTATTATCTATACTTATTGTATTTTTAATTCTATCTCAATGCGTTAAAGCATCTACTACTATTCCAACTGATAAAGTTCAACACATTGAAGGTAAAAGATTATATGTATTATATTGTGTTAGCTGTCATAACTCTCAGCCAAGTAAACCAGGATCAATGGGTCCAGAACTTATCACTACCCCGTCAGACGTATTCAGAACAAAGGTGCCGTATGGAACTTACCCGAGCGGGTACAAACCCAAGAGACACACGAAAGCTATGCAGAAATTTCCTAGCTTGACAACCAAGACTGATTTGATATATAACTATATCAGGAGTACAAAGAAATGAATATACAGTATTATCATTTGAGAAAAATTAGTAAAGTTGAAACTATACTCATAATTTTTTATGAACTTGAACTATCAGCAACAGGCGGCCAAACTATTGCAATGGAAGAACTTAATGACTGGTTCATAAAAGACCTTAAGCCTGATGACTTCTTTACAAAGTTAGTAGGTAAAGCTAGATGCTCTGATAAAGAAAACTATAATAAAAAAACAGGTCGAGAACTTTCTAAGTCAAGAATGAAACCTACTGTACTAACTGTAGTATCTAATGAGGATCACTCAGGCACTACAGTCATAACATTAAAGGATGATACGGGGATGTTTTATCATTTAGAAAAACGACATAACCACAATAGAGTTCATCTATTAAGTTGTGAACCTAACTAATATAGGAAGTAATTATGGAAATGTTTATTGCAATCGCTTTGCTATGCAACCTACCAAGCTCAGATGAAAAATTAAGATGTCAACAATCATATGTTCATTGTGTGAGTGTAAAAACAATTACTTTAAAAAAACAAGAAGCTTTAACTAAATGTATAATGGAAAGAAAATCCCTACGCTTTTAAATAAAATATTTATACAAGCACTAATCATATTGATGATTTTTATGTGGGGTATACCATATTTGATTTCAACTAGTAATACAGAGTTATATATATTAGGATGTTTAATAACTATTCCCTTTATATATAAATCAGTAAAAGAAATAAGTAAAAAAGATTATAAGGACAAATAGTATGAGGTTCATTGCACTAGATACAGAAATAGAACAACCTTACACTAGAGAGGATACAAAAGACTCAGCTACTATAGTACCCAAACTAATTCAAGTTGGTATTGTAGTATTTGAAATAGCAGAAGACGAACCCACTATCATACACAGCGAGACAATGAACATAAATTACAATTATCCTCTGTCTGCTTTTATCAAGACTCTAACCTCTATTACAGACGAGGACGTTAATGAATCTGAAAATTCAGCACTTGATGCAGTTACTAGGTTGAGACATCTTCAACAGCTATTTGATACATCTAGACAATTAGTAGAATGGGGTAGCGGAGATGTAACTTTTATTACAGAGCAAGCAGAGCTAACAGAAACAGCAATGAACTTAGTTTATGGATTCGCTAGGTCTACAATTAATGTCAAAGTCCTGTTTCAGGTATATGCTATGATGAATGGGAAGAAGCGACAAGGAGGATTATCATCCTCTATGACCAAGGTCGGACTAGAGTTCAAAGGAACTAGATACAAAGGTAAGAACAAAGGTAAGCACTGGGCAGAAGCAGACGCATTAAATACCGCCAGAATATTTAATAAACTCTGTAATCTATACAAGCGATAGTAATCTTTACATTGACAATCATATCATACTTAATATAACATAGACCCAACGGCACTTAGCCAAACAAAGGAATAGCAACATGGACAACTTAGCTACTTATGAAGTAAGTATCAATGACTTGATTGAGCAACTAGACCTAGCTATTACCGAGAACGATAATGACAAAGTTACAAAAATCGGTAATGCAATTGAGCTTCTCTTACTAGAACTCAAAGGCGATACTATTCAACTTAGAATCCTACACTAGGAGTATCATGAACGAATTAGAAATTGAGATTGGTAGAACTCTTGGACCTAGTTGTTTTTTTGTTTATCAAACATTAAAACATAACTCAAAACTATCTCTAAAAGATTTAGAAGTAGAATCCGGAATGACGGATAGACAACTAAAGGTTATCTTAAAGAATTTAATTGAATGTGGTATTGTTACAAGAGAAAAAGTATTCTTAAGATATTGTAAAGGATTCTTGTATTCATCGAATGAACAAAAAGAAACATGGAAGTTTCATTAACTATTAATGAGCGGTAGCTGTGAGGCTGAAGGTACGCATGCGGATTCCTCTGGGACACAGGCGAAAGACAATAGAGTGATCTCGAACAGGTGGGACTCCACAGTAGAGACAATAGATCGGAGTAGCGCCCGACACCGCTCACCATTTTAAAAGGACTAACATGAATGAGAATGAAAAGCTTCTAGTTAAAAAACTTGGGTATATTGCATTTGTACTATATACATATGCCAAGCATCATCCTGAATTTCACAACAAAGATATGCAATGGGAACTAGGTCTATCTAAAGAATCAACCCAGCGATACTTACAAAAGTTGAAACAAGCAAACGTTATAATTATTCACGGACACTGTCATACCAGAATTTTTGAGATTGTTAAAGAAAAGAACTGGACTCTATAATAATTGAGGTTGACAATATATGGTACTAAAGGATAAGATTTATATCCCTGCTCCAAAGATCAGGAAGCCTGTATGCAAGAAACCAAACACTGTAATGAAATCTAAAAAAGATTATACTAGGAAAATTAAAAATGGCAAGAAGAGGCGGACAAACTTACAAGAAGAATAAGAAAAGATTATTCCAAGTAAACTTTGACAAGTTTGGAAAATATACATGTGAGCTTTGTTACAAGGCTCCGTTGTATAGAAATCAAATAAATGAATCTAGATGGCGAACTGACTTGCTAACGGCTGATCATATTGTGCCAATAAGCAAAGGCGGAGGAAACTCATTTGTAAACTTAAGGGCGGTATGTGGTGAATGTAATCATGAAAGGGATAATAATGTTGATTAAACCATTTGTCATAGGATTCATTCTATTTATAATGATAACTGTTCCTGCCAGCAATTATAGACATCAAGACATCAGAGCCAAACCATTTGTTAATGAATTCATTAGATTAGGCAAGCTGTTTAAAATTAAAGACATTGAACAAAATACATTAAACATTAAGATTAAGTTTGATACTATTAAAACCAATAAAGAACTTGCCAACTGTAATTATTACTATGACGAGATCACCATCAATACTAAATATTGGGACAAGCTTCCTATTGAGAATAAAGAAGAAGTAATATTTCATGAGCTAGGTCATTGTGTTTTAAAAAAACGAGATCATAGTGAGGTAGGCATAATGAAAGCAGTAGGGCTACATGATCCAGAAATATACAGAACTCATTACCATTACTTAATAAATTATTTATTTGACGAATTTCAGTATGTTGATGTAGAATGGGATAGGAATAAATACGAATCATCAAAGGAGATAAAAGTGACTAAAACAGAACTACTGAATAACACTCACGCGGTTGTTAGGTTTACTGCAACATGGTGTCCCCCATGCAAAGCCCTTGCTCCAGTCTTTGATGAGATAGCTAAAGATAATCCGGATGTTGTGGTATATGTGGTGGACGTAGATCAGAACCCTGAACTAGCTACAGAGATGAACGTTAGGGGTATCCCCTGTATGATTCAAATTAAAAACAATGCAGTAACTTCTACCTTGGTAGGCAATCAACCTAAACCTGAAATTGAAAAGTTGTTTAAATAATGAAAACAGAAAGACAGATGTATGAAGAGTACATCGCAGCACAAGAAGCTAGACTGGAAGCTCTATTGAAACAAGCACAAGATGTAAAGAAAGACATTGACAATGTAATTGCTCTAATGGTAGATTGTCCATATGATGTACCACACGAAGATTAATTCATTCTTTGTTTCTATTGTTCGGATCAAGTATCAGAACGATAAGTATGTTAAATGTCACCTACGTTATTTCAGCAAAGGGTCTAACCGCCTTATAACAGAACAACGTAATGTTAAAATAATGAAGTCTGCTATGAAACACTGGGAAGTATATGTCAACTAAAGATAAGTGGATGAGAGATCATAACCTTCTTTTAGGTAGAAGATATGGTAGACTAACGGTAGTGTCTCTAAATGAAGCAGGGAGTAATGCCTCCTATAATGTACGGTGCGATTGTGGAACTGAAAAAATAATGTTTAAAAGAGTTCTAACGAGGGGTCACGGAAATAGTTGTGGTTGCGCTAAATTTAAACCAGCCGCTGAAACTTCTTTTAAGAAAGTCCTTTGGACATATAAAAAAGGAGCCTGCACTAGAAATCTTAACTTTGATCTAACTCCGGAACAAGTAAAATACTTAACAAAACAAGATTGTTATTATTGTGGGATTGAACCAAGTTCGGTGTGTAAAACAACAAAATATCAACCTGATTATATTTATAATGGAATCGACAGGGTAGATAATTCAATAGGTTATACTTTAGAAAACTGTGTACCTTGTTGTAAACTTTGCAATAATGCAAAAACCGATTTAACCGTTGAAGAATTTAAGGGTTGGATCAAAAGACTGGTGAAGCATAATGGAATCTAAAATAAGATTAAGCCATTCGGCAAGACAAAAACATGATCATTGTGCGATGATGTATAAATTACATTATGTTGATAAGATTAGACAAGAAGGGACTACTTCAGCTCTACTTTTTGGATCGGCGATTGACAAAGCTTGTGAAGATTACATGTTACAAAGAGACGGATTTAGAGCAAGATCAATATTTAAAAATGAATGGAAAAAACTACAAGATGACGAATTTACAAAAATTGAATATGCTAGTAATGACTTTGATCATGAGCTTCTCCTTCAATCCGATAACGAACTTATTCTTAAAGATTCAGTATGTACGTCTGTATCCAGCATTGTCAAAGCGGGAGAAGACAAAGAACGAATAGCCTATGCTAACTGGATTAGCCTGTATCGCAAAGGACTAATGCTTGTAGACAAGTTTATCCAATGGGTAGATGAGAACGTAGAAGAAGTGCTAGGTGCTCAGGTTGCAATCGAGCTAGAGGACGAGGAAGGAAATCAAGTAACAGGCTTTGCCGACTTTGTAATTAAAATCAACGGATACAATAACCCTATCCTAGTAGACTTAAAAACTGCCGGAAGATATTACGAACGCGGGTCAGTCAAAGAGTCAGAACAGTTAGCCTTGTATTTCCTATACTTAAAGAATACAAAATATCCAGATATGGAGAGAGCAGCTTTTCTAGTATTGAATAAGATGATTAAGAAGAATCGTACTAAGACTTGTAAGAAGTGTGGAAATGTTACAATCGGTCGCGAGAAGACTTGTTCAGTCGGTACTGGTAAGAATAGATGTCACGGAGAGTTCGACGAAGTAATTGACCCTGAAGTTAATCTTCAGTATATTCATGATGAGATTCCGCAGGACTTTATTGACGCAACAATACAGAAGTTTAATGTGACACTAGAATCAATTAAGACAAATGAATTCCCAAAAAATGAAACGGGCTGTGACAGATACTACGGAAGAGAATGTCCATACAAAAAATACTGTGAGTCTGGTTGTATGACTGGGCTATATAAAAAGGAAGAAACTAATGTCTAAAAAAAACAAAGCTCAAACCCAGGATGATTTTGAATCAGAATTAAAAGGAAGCACAGTTGAGCAAGTAGTATTTGATGGAGCAGCTTTAAGCATTATCAAAACATCAAATAAAGAATACTTAATAGTAAAGGTGCCATTAGATACAAAAAACTTAAACGCTGGAGAATTAGAAGTTATAGGTAAAGCAGCAACTAAAGCAGAGGCAGTTGAGAAGTTTAAATTACAAGTAGTTAGAAATAATATTATTTAGATTGACAACATGGCATAATATAGGTAATATACTATTGAGAGGTGAACGATGAATAAATCAGATACAATTGTTAAAATTTCGGCAGCATTAGTAAAGGCTCAAAGTGAAATGGGTAACGCAAGTAAAGGGTCTTCTAATCCCTTTTTTAAGTCTCGTTATGCAGATTTAAATGCAATTAGAGAAGCTTGTCTTCCAGTATTGAATCTACATGGTATTGCTGTATTGCAGGGAACTACAGTCTCAGAAGGTAAGCCTTATGTAGAGACTACTCTCCTACATGACTCAGGTGAGTATCTCTCGTCATTGACAGAGATCATTGCTCCAAAGCAGAATGACCCCCAAGCTCACGGCTCAGGGGTTTCTTATGCAAGACGTTATGGGTTGCAATCATTTTTATGTATCGGTGCGGATGATGACGATGGGGAGAAAGCAATGGGTCGTAATGTAAAATCTGCCGCTCCAGTAAAGACAGCAACAGTTACTGAAACAGTAAGCGTGACTACTAACCTAGCCAATGCTACAGCTACATCCGTTGCCCCTAAGAAAGGATTCGGAGTTAAAGCTGAAGTAACTACAGTATCAACAGAAGAAGAAGGATGGAACTAATATGACCGATGAAACATTAGAAACAGAAAGCACTGACGAATTAGAAAGATTACAAATTAATGCTAGAGAGATCGAACAGGAGATGATTCGTCAAGCTCAAGAGAAATCTCAAGACCCAACAGAGACAGCTGCTCAAATGTACAGTATGTATGTACCACATTACAAGAGAGCCGTATCCAAGCTATCAACGCGAGGTCTTCGCAGGGTATTGAACAATCTTATTCTATATCCTCTCGAACAGGATGATATTAAAGCAGCAAGTCAGTTTGAAAAAGAAATGATGCAGCTTGTTAATAGTTTGGTAGAGGCAAAGTTTATTATGATCCTAGATCAGTATAGACTTAATGCAGAACAATTATATGATGCTGCAGTCACTCCCCTAACAGAAGAACAAGAAGCAGAAATTAAACAACAAATCGAAGGAGAAAACAATGGCTAAGTGGAATCGTAGACAAATTGGATCAGTAATAAAAAAATCAGAAGATAAGCAGCGATTTCCTGGAGTCAAGGAATTCTCTGTAAAAGTTACAGAAGATATCACACTTAAGGCTGGCGAGTATCTTAACTTAGAAAATAAAGTATTCAAGCTAGCCTCTCTAGAAGCTGGTCGTGAAAAGATGTCAGCAGAGAATTATGAAAAAGCGTTAGAGCGTATTAATAAGATGCCAGATTTTGTATTTTTTGAAATCGTTAAAGTGACTAAAGAAGCATAGAGCAAGTCCTCCCCCTCCTTTGTTATCTATGATTACATGGTGTAAATAACACCTGACAGCCGGGAAAGACCGGCATCATTTCAATGCGGGTGTATAACGAGTGGAAGTTTAGATGATTACTACATACTTAGCTAGTATGTAAGTGCATAAGGAAGTTAAACGGAGTTCCATGGTAAGCTCCGGGGTTCGAGTCCCTACCACCCGCTCCTTTTTCAATAGGACATATATGACAAGACAAGAAGCCAATCGCAAGATTCTAGAACTATTAACAAAAGAAGTAGAATCTCATCCCGACCTACGATTTAATCAGATTATAATAAATAAAGAATTAACAAAAACAGAATCCGGTTCCTATTATCAACAAACCCACAATACAGTTGACTACTACGAGGAACCTGTAGTAACATTGGGACGGATTACGAAGGAGTAAGAATGAACAAGGGGGAAGCATTGTTTGTAAATTTAAGATCGGGACTCAACTCAAAGCCGCAGCTAATCAGCACAAAAGAAGACATTAACAATTACATCACATCAAGAGATCGTGACTGGTATGTATCTTTGTATAAGTATACAGAAAAACATAAAGCATTGCTAGAAGAAAAGGGTTCTTTAGCGGGAGTTAAGGATACATTAACTAATGCATTGTACTTTGACTTTGATTCAAAGGACTCTCTTGAGAAAGCACAGAACGATGCTATTGAAGTGGCAAATCGACTTATCACAAGAGGCTTTGAAGAAGATGAGATCGGATGTTACTTTACAGGTGGTAAAGGTTTCAGTGTAGAAATTGAAATGAATGAGTATCTTACTCCAGATAAATTTAAAGCTGTCGTATTTGATATCGCCGGTGACCTAGACACATTTGATGGTGTAGTTAACGATCCTAACAGAATTGTTCGTATCTCCAACACTAAGCATCAAAACTCTGGGTTATATAAAATCCCTCTAACTCCAGATGAACTAGTTAATTTGACTATTCCTGAAATCAAACTACTAGCTAAAAATCCTAGGGCTAATAGAATGTTAACAGTTGCAAACTTGCCTAAAAATATCAAAGATGTTGAAGTGCTTAAAGAAAAAACAATTGATCAGATTGGAAAAGAACTAACTTTTGATATCTCAACGATTGATATGAAGTCTAGACCTAAAGGTATTGACGAGCCACGGTTTCTTCTATTAAATGGGTTCTTCCGTAGCGGTGAGCGCAATCATTCAATGCTATGTCTAGCCTCAACATTGCATAATTTAAACTATCCTCTAGAAGTTACTAGAGGAATGTTAAATGGTGCAGCAGAGCTACAGTCATCCCGTACAGGCGAATCAGCTTTCCCTGAGAAAGAAGTAGAGTTGATTATTAATCAAGTATATGGTCCAAACTGGAAAGGTGGACAGTTCACTACTAGAGACCCTAATAACTGGCTTGCTCAGTATGTTAAGAAGATGGGACTCAACGTAAAGGAAGAGGAAGGACCGGCAACGTTAGACGGTATTAGCGCAGGATTCACTCATTACTTGATGAACATTGAGAAGAATACAGTTAAGACCGGGATTGATGAACTAGATAAGGCTATGCCTATCACTGTTGGTAGTAACATTGGTGTAGTAGCCGCAGCAGGGGCAGGGAAAACCGCTTTAGCTTTAAAGATTCTAAGACACAACAGCGAACAGGGTATTCCTACTGTATTTGCATCTCTAGACATGCACAGAAACCGATTATTTGAAAAAGTAATCTACAACATTACTGGATTTAGCAGAGAAGATGTATACGCTAAGTTTAAAGCTGGGAAAGGCAAAGAACTTACTGACCTAGTTAAGAAACATTATGGTAATGTATGGTTTTATGATAGAAGTTCTGCCACAGTTGAAGATATTAGAAACTATGTACTACAAGTTGAAGCTACTAGCGGTCAAAAAGTTAAGATGGTGATGTTTGATTACTTCGAGCGTATCAGTAGTTCAGTATCTGATGATACTGCATCTTCTAAAATCGTTGCTGGACAGATTCAAGACTTAGTAAACGACCTAGACGTTGCAGCTATCACGTTAGTTCAGCCAAATAAGTTTAGTCTTGGTGGCGGACCTGACACAGAGATTAAATCTTACACTGCAATCAAGGGTAGTTCGTTTCTTTATCAGTCATTTCGAGGAATTGTTAGTCTCAGTCGCCCATTTTACACTCCAGAGACGAAAGAGATTGATAAATACATGGTAATCAATATCCTTAAGAACGATTTAGGTGCTCAGGATCGGTTCGAGATGGGTTGGGTTGGTAAAACTGGTGAAATTTACACACTAGAGGACCACGAAAGACAAGAACTTAAAGAATATATGAAATTAAAGAATGCAGTGAAAGAAAAATCAGACGGATGGGAATAGTATTTACGACGAGGTAGCTTATGTGTACTAAAGCGGAAGTTAAAGCTGGCGCCACCAGCCTTCAGAGCGCGAGTGGAAGTCTCGCCCTTGTCACCATTTTAAGGAGTACAAATGAATAAATTTATCATAAAATATGAATTACATGGGGAAACTAGAAACTCAGAGGATCACGAATATCAAACATTTAATTCTGAAAAAGAACTAGAACAATATTTAGATACCAGCGACTATCCGTATTTAACTTGGTCCAATAAATTTTGGATTAAAAAGGTATATATTAGGAGTACAAATGAATAGTTTTAGTCCGGGTTGGTCCTATAAACAGTTTAATTCAGAAGATGATGCCAGAGCTTTCTGTACTTCTAAAGAGTTCGATAGTTATGTATCTTCACTAGAAGGTACAGCTTATAGCTTACATGAACGAGGGATAACAGAACCTAGAGTAAGTCAAGGAATGGGACAACCATACGAATCTAATTCTAGCATGGAATCTTCATATTGTAGCGCCGAAGCTAATAGACTAAGAGAACTGGGAAACTACTTCAGAGGCGTAAAGCCCCGTCCCGGATATACTTGGGAATATTCAACTCACGGACTTCACTCGGTCTTTCAAAAAATAGATACATCTAATCTTACTCCAAAACATCCAGTATTTTTAGAGTATATCAAAGGACAGAATCTAAACAAAAAGGATCACAAAGAAGCTTACTCTTTATGGGTAAGCCAATTCAATAGTAAAGGCGATCAGTTAGAGAATATGAATTTAGCATGGAAACTAGCTTATCATTTTAAGATCAAGGATTTGATTCCAGATAATATTAAACTAAAATCTATATCTTTTCAAAAGAAATCTTGACAACCCCGCTATATTTCCGTATACTACACTCTAGAAGACCATGAAAGGGTAGAATTGAAAGAACTTATGAAGCTTAAGAACGCAACAAAAGAAGAGAAATCAGGATGGGAGTAATAAAAACTCCACAAGAGATTAAACAGCTGCTAGATGAGTATGTAATTGGGCATGAACAATCCAAGAAATACTTATCAGTAGCTGCATATAATCATTATAAACGAATGCGCGGTGATAACATTAAAAAAACTAATGTTATGATCATAGGACCTACCGGATGTGGGAAAACATACTTGGTATCATGCTTGTCTGATATTTTACAAGTTCCATTCATCACAATAGATTCGACTCAATTGACCGCATCTGGTTATGAGGGTAGAAGCGTAGAAGATATTATGACAGAACTGGTTAATGCTTGTGATGGAGATGAAACTTTAGCTGAATACTCAATTATATATTTAGATGAAATTGATAAGATTAAAAAGAAGAATACAGAAAATGACGTTAATGGATTAGGAGTACAACAAGCATTACTCAAACTAGTTGAAGGTAGTGATGTTGTATATACTTCTGAAAGTGGTAACTCCCAAGGTAAAAAACATGATAGTAAAATAAACACTAAAAATATGTTATTTATTTGTTCTGGAGCATTTGTTGATTTACCTAATATTGAAACAACTTCACTGATTAAATATGGAATGATTCCTGAATTTTTAGGAAGATTTTCCATTATAACAAAATTAAATGAATTAACAATTAGTAATTTTAAACAAATTTTAAAAGACTCAAAGGGGTCTATTTTAAATTCATTTAGAGAATGGTTTTCAACTGAAGGAATTGAATTAATTGTAACTGAAGATGCTATTAATATATTAGCCAATAATGCAATGGCTAAGGGGTTAGGAGCACGAGGACTACAAGGTAGTCTAGAGGAAGTATTAATAGACGCACAATTTCAAGCCCCTAGTCTTACAACTAAGCCCAGACAGTTTGTCCTAGATGCTCATGTGATGATTACAAAAAAACCTAAATGGGTTTATTAGTATTGACAAAATAGGTATCTTTAATGTATATTGTATTTGTTGCTGGGAGGTAACTATGTCAAATGTAATTAGACTTAATCGAAATCAACTAGTTGAGTATAAAGGCGATTTTTATACAGCAGAAGAACTGGCTAAAGTATTAGCTGTAAATTCTAATTTTGAAATTGTAATAAATGATGAAGACGATTCTTGGTTTGGTACTGCGATGAAGGAACTTCGGGAAAAAGACTAGATGAAGTTTAGTGATCATACTTTTCACAGAAACAGTCGTTTATCGACTGTTTCTGCTTCAAATATTATATATCTAATTGAATTTAGAAGGTATATAAAAGAATGTGTCCAATTCAAAAAACCTATTGACTTTGAAATAGCAAAACATCTACTATATAGATATAGAGGAATGTAATGTCAGATTATACTAATAAACTTATCTATGGTAAAAATGCTTTAGAAAGAATTGTATCAATTGAAGTTCAGGACGACACTGCTACTATCTTTAGAGAACTAGAAGACGGTTCTTTAGATATTCGTAAACATTCAAATCGATTTTGGATATTAGGATCAAGAGCATTTGGGTCAGGATGGGTTAAACTAGAAGGTGATCAGTATTTTAAATATGGAAAACAATATACAAAGTTTTCAACTTATCTAGAAGAAAAAAAGAAATTGCCGTACAAGGAAATCTATACTGTTGGAAACGCCGTAGAATCGTTAATGATTAAAGATGGACTGACTATGTTTAAAGGTATGAAGCATACCGACATATCAATCCTAAGTTTTGATATTGAGACAACCGGGCTAGAGCATACTACAGATTCTAAAGTTATTCTTATTTCTAATACATTTAGAAAAAAAGGAGTAATTACTCGTAAGTTGTTTTCGTATGACGATTATTCTAATTGTGCTGAAATGATTGATGACTGGGCTAATTGGGTAAGAGATGTAGATCCTAGCGTCATGATAGGACACAACATCTATGCATATGATTTACCTTACATGAATTTTTGTCATTCTAAATATTCGGATAATGGTATAATCCTAGGAAGACTAGATAAGGTTATATATTTCAATAGCTATCCATCTAAGTATAGGGTCGATGGAAGTCGTGAGCTTAACTATCACAAAGTACAAATCTATGGAAGAGAAATTGTAGACACGATGTTTCTAGCTTATAAGTATGATTCTGTAGAAAAAAAATATGAATCTTATGGATTAAAGAAGATTATAGCTGCTGAAGGGTTAGAGAAGGAAAATCGAGTATTCTACGATGCCAGCAAGATACGGGTTAATTACAAAGATAAACATGAGTTTGAAATAATTAAAGAATACTGTAAGGACGACTCAGATGATTCACTGACTCTGTATGATTTAATGGTAGCTCCTACATTCTACTTAACTCAGTCAATACCCAAGCCATTCCAGTTAGTAGTAGAATCTGCTACAGGATCACAGATCAATTCGCTCCTAGTTAGAGCCTACCTACAGGATAGACACTCTGTAGCTAAATCAGATGACCTAACTAACGAAGTAGTGGAGGGAGGTATTTCCTTTGCTGTTCCGGGAATATATAAGAATGTATTTAAAGTAGATATTAAATCTTGCTACCCTTCACAAATTCTAAGATTTAAACTACACGATACAAAGAAGGATCCAAAATCCTATTACTACCAGCTTGTAGAATATTTTACATTACAAAGATTTGAATATAAAAAACTGATGATTGAAACAGGGGAGTCTCATTATAAAAACCTCGATGCCATGGCGAAGATATTTATTAATAGTTCTTACGGTGTTGCTAATACAAGTGGTCTCAATTACAATTCCGCTGCTGTGGCCCGTAAAATCACCGTGGAATCTCGTGCCATTATTGACATGTCTCTTAGGTGGGCTAGTGGTAATGGTTACAACCATTGGGCTAATAATTTCTATGAAGCAGTGGGAGAAAAGGTTGAAGACCGAGTATTCCTGTCTTTACCAGGATCAGAACTCCCAATCAAGTATCGGCATAACTTTACAATAGGACCCAGCGACACTGACTCTATTTCATTCTGTAAAAATGATATGAGCGAGTTTACTCCAGAAGAACTAAAAACTCTCCTTAAAGAAATAAATGAACAATCTCCAGAGAAGATATTCTGGGAAGATGACGGGTACTTTAAAACAATCATAGCCCTTAAAGCTAAGAACTATGTTTTATATGATGGGAAGAAACTTAAGATTAAAGGCTCTGCATTAAAAGCAAGCACTAAGTCTGAAGCAATGAAAGAGTTTACTCGTAAAACAATTGAAACACTGGCATACAAACCAGATACTGCAAAGGAAGAACTAAAATCTCTCTATACTGAATTTGTATCAGAAGCCTTAAACATTACAGATATTAAAAGATGGTCATCAAGAAAAACACTATCTGAAACAATGATCAAGTCAAGCAGGAAGAATGAAACTAAGGTAATAGACGCAATCAAGGGGTCTGACTATAGGGAAGGCGACCGGTTCTTTGTGTTCCCAAGAGCGGACGACACCCTATGTCTATGCGAGAATTTCTCTGGAGAGTACGATAAAGTCCACATGCTTCAAAATATCTGGGACACAATGAGTATATTTGATACTATACTCCCAGTAAAAGAGTTATTTATAAACTACAGTCTAAAGAAAAATTATAAACTACTTGACAATCAAGCATCGCAACAGGTATCCTGAGTTTGGCGTTACGAGTTGGAAAGACTCTACGCCATATCTACAAGGAAATTAAATGCAAGATAAACTTAAATATATATTAATTGGGTACACTTTAACTGCAGTTAATCTATTATTAATTGGGACTAGACTAAACACATTGGGTATTGTTTTTGGATTAACAGGGGCTTTGTTTTTTATCAAAGCGATTTTAATTAGAAAATGAAAATTACAGACGAGTTTCAAAAAATGAGTCCCTACGAAAGGTATAAACTTAAAGTTGATTTTTTAAGGTTTATAGCTACGATGGGTGCTCCATTCATGATTATACTTTTAGGACATTTAACGAAACAATATTTGGGGTGGTAAAATGGGCTTTCTTCGTCTAAAATCTAAAATCGCTCTTGACGATATGCCGCTGGGTTCCAGAATTGAGGAATCAGATTTTTCAACTCTTACCGATTCAGGTAACTTTTGTCAATTTGAATATGTAGAAGAAGATGATCAAATTGAAGGCGAAACTGCTAAACCCGGGATTTTCAGTATTGTTAAAACAATGGCTGGACTCAAACTAGAAAAAACAGAATTCACTAAAGATGATGTGTTAAAGGATTTTGTAAACACAAAAGAAGTTACTGACAAGATTGAAATGTTTTTCCAAGCTATTCCTAAATATGACAAATATGGAATCTTCCCAAAACGAGGAGCTTTACTATTTGGACCTCCAGGAACAGGTAAAACTACGATCATTGCCGAGACATGCCGGAAACATACTAGAGAGGGAGATACGTTTATCCTTCTATGGCATACTGATAAAATTGAAGCAGGGGATGTAAAAGACTTTGTTAAGCATTTGAAGTATGAAGGTGTGACCAAGATGATTCTAGTTGCCGAAGATATTGGTGGAGTTGAAATTGATCAGGCTAGAATTAGATCAGAGTCAGCACTACTAAGTCTATTGGACAATCAAGAGCAAACATTTAAAATTCCTGTTTATATCCTTGCTACTACAAACTATCCAGAGAACTTCATGGGTAACTTAACAAATAGACCGAATCGTTTTGATGATAAGATTAGAGTAGGATATCCTAAAGGCGAAGCTAGACAGCAACTATTGAAGTTCTATGATAAAGAGGGACTTGTAGATGAAGAAGCTCTATCTCTTATTGCATCTAAAAAATGTGACGAATTTAGCCCAGCTCACTTAAGAGAAGTAATTATTCGATCAGCTATATATTCAGCATTGCCAACCTTGACTATTCGTGCTATGATCAAGGAGATTGAGGAGTACCAGAAGGCATTTGCCGAGAAAGGTAACAAACGAACTGGACTAATGATATACGAGGATGATTAATGTTTACATGTCGAGTATGCACATCAAGCAATCTTGAATTAAGTCAAATGAAAAAAGAAAAAAGATTAGTAGAAAGCCTACGTGGTATCTGTAAAAGTTGTAGTAGCGAATATGAAAAGTTTAGAGTTGCTAGACAAAAAGCAGACCGAGATGAGAATAATCATCTACAGTGCGATGATTGCGATAGAGTATTTTATAAGTATAGCAGGGGCAATCCTTGCGGAAACAATAAAAGCACTAAAAGTCAACCAGAGTTATATGAACTTACATACAAAAAACTGTTAAATGTTAACTGTCCCTTTTGTAAGAGTGAAAATATTGAGAGGTATTAATGATTGAATCAATTGGATCTGTATGCGTTAAAGAAGAAGTAAAAAACACAGAGTACGTTTGTGCTTGTCAAAAATGTGAGAAAAAATAATGGCAACTATTCTAGCAGTTATATGTCAAAAAATAAAAACCCCAGAATTAATTCCAATCGCAGTTGTTGTTGGATTTGCTCTTGATTTTATTATTGTATGTAATTATTTAAAACAATAGGATTTAAATGAGCAATGTTATTGATTTAAGTGATTATAAAAAGATTAAACATCTTGATAAGAACATTAAAGAACTAACTCAAATTTCTATCATTTTAAAAAAATCCATTCAGGACTTGACAAAGTTTGATCATTATAGTAGTATCAGAAGAAGACTTGATGATCTATTTGTTCTTTATCAAGACATTAAACTTCATAAAAATAAAAAGATTGAAGTATTAAAAAGGTTACAAAATGAAAAAGAAACCGTGGTTAAAATCTGAAATAACTTTTGTGTTAAAACAACATAAAAAAGGACTGTCACGCAAGCAGATCGCTAAAGAATTTAATTCTAAATACGATAGTGATAGAAGTCAAGACTCTATTAAGCACTGCATTGACACTCATGGATCAAGTATTGAGAAAGATATAAAGAAAGTTCTAATTATAGATATTGAAACCAGAAGCTTAGTAGTTAAGACTTGGGGATTGTTCGATCAGAATATCGGATTAAACCAAGTGGTAGAAGATGGCGGAATACTGAGCTGGTCTGCTAAATGGATCGGCTCTGATACAGTTCTATACAAAGATGTTAAAGGTGACAAGTCTAAAGAAAAAGAATTACTTGCCCCTCTTTGGAAGTTAATGGACGATGCTGATATTGTAATTGGTCAAAACTCTAACTCATTCGATATTAAAAAACTTAATGCTAAATTTCTTGAATATAAGCTAGGGTGTCCTAGTGAGTATAAGAAAATTGACACATTACGAATGGCTAGAAAGCATTATGGATTTCTCAGTAATAAGCTAGAGTATTTATCTAAAAAGTTATGTACTATTAAAAAGCTGGCTCATAGTAAGTTTCCAGGATTCTCTTTATGGGACCAATGTGAAAAAGGTAATAAAGAAGCTTGGAAAGAAATGAAGATATATAACATGGCAGATGTTTCAGCAACAGAAGAATTATTCTTAAAACTTTCTGAGTTTGATAAGACAATCCCAACTACAGATGCATTACGCGCATATCAAGCCGCTAAAAAGAAGTAACCTATGTCTAGTATAACTTTGAGTATCAAGGGTAGAGATTGGACTTTTATTTTAATGGCAGATAAAAGATTTGACAAGCTACACAATAATCTAGATAATCAAGAAGGATTAAATGTGGCAATGACAGTAGGAACTATTTATGAAGTGCATTTTCGTAAATCCAACTGGGACTTGATTACAATTAGACATGAGATTTTTCATGTGTTATACAACATGAGTTTGTCAGGATCTGCAGAATTAACTCCTTCTCAAGTAGAAGAAATCTCTGCGGAGATTGTTGGGCATCATTCACTAGAAATTTGTTTATGGACAGACCGAATAGCGGAAAAATTCTTAGGGAGGGAATAATGACCATATTGGCAATAGCCGGAAAAGCAGGAGCTGGTAAAGATACTATGGCAGATGTTTTAGTTAAAAAGCATGGATTCACTAGAGTAGCGTTAGCTGATCCTTTAAGAGAACTTTGTTCAAAAGTTTTTAGAATGGATTACAACATGTTTTTAGATCATGATAAAAAAGATAAAGAAATTAATACTATAATACTAGATTACCATCATATTGATAAAATTAGAGAAATTGTTCAAAATGAATGGGGATATACAATAAGCTACGATATGAGAGAGAATATGGAGGAGTATTACGATGAAGAGTTTGAAACCCCTCGGGATATTTTGCGGTGCATTGGAACTAAGTTATTGCGTAATTGTGTTAGCCGTGATATCTGGATTGAGCTGGCCATTAACAAAATACGAACAATCGGACCAAAGATTGTTATAACTGATTGTCGGTTTGAAAATGAAAGAGAAGCATTTGAACGATGTGGAGCGGTTATGGTATTGGTTAAACGAATTGACGATCAAGAAGAAAGACACGAACATGACCTTGGCGAAGAAGAAGAATATGACGTAGTCTTTACTAATAATGGGTCTCTAAGTGAATTTCAATCTACTGTAGATATGTGGTATACTTTAAGAAAAAATGATTTAAATCTTTACAAGGTGTTTGTTTATGAGTAATGATCAATTAGATAGACTAATTGCATTAGGTGTAGACTTGATGGTAAATGGAACTTGTCCGTTCTGTCCTCCAGAGAAGCCGTGTAATTCACCCTATTGTCCCTACACTCCAGAGGAGAAGAAATGAACGTAAAGATAAAAAAACTAAACGAGAACGCAGTAATTCCGAAGTATCAGACAGAGGGAGCCGCTGGGTTTGATCTCCACGCTACCGAAACTAAATTAATTATGCCCGGGGAAACTCAACTAATAGGAACTGGACTATCAGTGGAACTCCCTTTATTGACAGAACTACAGATAAGACCTAGATCGGGATTGTCACTTAAAACCAAACTACGAATCAGTAACTCCCCCGGGACAATTGATGAAGATTTCCGTGGGGAGATTAAGATTATTGTTGACAATATAGGACATTTACCATATACTGTAACCGTTGGTGATAGAATAGCACAGGGAGTTATATCCCCAGTAAGACAAGCTATTTTTGAAGAAGTTGAAGAATTAAGCGATACAACCCGAGGACAATCCGGATTTGGCTCATCCGGTAAATAGGAGTATATGGCAAGACCTTCAGATCGAGAATACGAACTTAAGCGTCAAATTAAAGAATTAAAGGAACAAAACGGTAGGCTAGAAGATGAAATTAAAAAGCTAAAGAAAAGCCTAGACAAGTTAGAAGTTAAAGACCCAGACACTAAAAAGAAGCCAGGGAAGGTTATAGTTAAGCCTTGTCCAGACTGCGGAAAAGAAATAAGAGTAACAGATTTACCACATGCCAAGATGGAATTGTGCAGCGCTGGATGTGGGTTTAGACAAGTGAGGAATAAATGATACAGTTGACAAATGGTGATGATGACAGTATCCTAGTAAATACTAATAGTATAACATATGTTGTACCCGTCTATGCAAATGGTAAAATAGTTGGAAGTAATATCGTATTTGGCGAGAGCAGATCAATACTTGTAAAACAGAGTGTTGAATCTATTTTAGAATTAATCAATAATATTTCAAATGGAAGATAATAAAAGTGCCCGGGTTGTAGCCAAGAAGTCCAAGGGCAAACAAACCCTATCTACATTTATCAAAGGCTTATTAAGACGAGGTTCGTTCCATTGGAGAGCACGTACAGAAGCCATGACTGCCGCCAGAGTAGAACGTGGTAAGTATAAATGTGCTAGCTGTCAAGACCTATTTGGACCAAAGGATGTGGCACTAGATCATATTCAACCAGTAGTAGACCCTAAGCTAGGTTTTACTACATGGGATGATTATATCGCTCGGTTATTCTGTGCAGCAGAAGGATTTCAAGTTATCTGTAATGTTTGCCATGATGCAAAGACTCAAGTCGAAGATGCCATGAGAGAACATTACAAAGCTGAAAAAGAGAATATACCAGATTTCACGGCAGACAAAAGACATACAAAGAAGAAAGGAAAAAAGAATGAAGCCTGAACAATTATATGGTATATTAGGAATTAAACCTTATATAGAACCAATTCGACCTAAAGTGGACTACATCATTAGTAATGACGCTAACCAGTTATTTAGACTTGCAGCATACTCAGTACAACAAAACCATATGCCTAGATTCTGTATTTCATATAGTGATCAGCTTTTAATTGAATATTCCAATGGAGAGACCTTTAAATATGTATACTTTAAAACTCCAAATTCACTAGAATCATTACGAGGTTCGGTGGTTGATATTGCATATATTGAGACTGATATAAATATCGAAGTATTAAGACCTTATCTCCCTAATTTTAAAAATATTATTTATATTGACAAACAAACAAAGGAAGAGTAATATGGATCTTGTAGTAGTTTTATTTGGTGCGATTGGTGGATTATTCCTTTTGTCGCAATTTAACAAATTTAATAATAATAAAAAGCAAAACGAGCTAGAACAAAAAGTTAAAAGCATAAAAGAAAAAACTGCTGAATTAACTAAAGCTAGTGCTGAAGAAGAAAAGAAAACCCAAGGTGCAGTTAATGAAATTACAAAAGAACAGAATATTGAACTCGTTGGTAATGCTCTTGCTGATTTTTTCAACAACCGTAAAGGCGGACAGTGATGTGGTTTTTATCAACAAAAACAGCCCGGCTCCTTTTGATGGATTACTTTTCACTGAGAGTAAAGCGAAGGACCTCAGGAACGATATTCTCGAATCCGATAAGACTAAGATCCTCCTTCAATCACAATTATACAAAAGCTCAAATCTACAGCAGATTATTCAACTTAAAGAAACGGAAATTGAACTCTATAGAAAGCAAAATCAACGACTTCTGGTAAGTGAACAATCGTCAAATACTATGCAATATGTTTGGTTTGGACTAGGAGTTCTAGCGACAGGCATTGCAGTATACGGAGCAGGGAGTCTTGCTAAGTAATGGCGACAAAAATCCTACCCTCCCAATTATCCTACGAAGAATTAATAAATCTACTCGGTTCATCAGAACCAGAACCAACTGAACAAATTTTGGAATACACAAATGACGTAGTTCCATTTCTAACTAACTACGGAATAACTCCTGGAAATGTTCCAGTATCTAAAAAACTTTTATATAAATTATACAAGACATATTCTAAAAACGCCATACTCATAAATGAATTCAGTACTAAGGTGGGTGAGTATATTACAGACAAGTCAACCCTTTATTATTACATAAACTATGATAACTTTGCTATATCTAAGTATATTTATTCAGAGACTGCAAAAAGAGATAAGACAAAGAGCTTGATCTATCAGAAACATTTTAATTGGTTTATTACAGAAAAACAAGTAAAGACTGGTAGTAAATGGGTGGAAGGATTTGTTTTATTTTATATCTATAAGGATTTCTGCAAATCAAGAAGAGTCAATCCTAAGTTAGGTTACGTTAATTATCATAAGTTTTTAAAACTACATTTTCAAAATAAACGAATTAAAGGGAATCGATCTCTTTGGTTTAAAGTAGATCAAGATACATATAGTATATTATCAAATGAGGAAAAAAATGTTATCAGAGAAGCAAGGCAAAAAACGAGGCGGAGTAAGAAGGAAAGCATCTCCAAATCAGAAGAGACAGCGTAGATCAGACTTTGCTCATCCATACTTAGAACCTAGCGTTTCATTAGTAAAGCGTAGAGAAGAAGTAGAGGATGTTGCAAGTTATGCTCATTTATTAAATAATGAAGAGAAGGCGTGGATGAATCAATTCATGAAAGAATACAATGATGCAGATACACAACATGCCGTATTTCATTTAAATGCTAAAGAAAGAAAGATCTGTAACGATAGAAACAATTCTAGGAACAGGTGTTGGTATACTGAAGAAGCTGCACAGAATAGATTGAATCTAATCGAGAACGACCAAGAGATGGAAAGACTTATATATGATAATGATGCAGATGATACTGAGGTAGATTAACGATTTTTATTCATAGAATCTCTTAATTTTCTATATCTCTCTTCTTTCTTAGCTTCTTCTTGTTGATAGAATAGTTTATCAGCATCAGCATTTTGCTGTCTTTCTGCAGACTCTGCTTGTCTTTGTGGAGCCATATACATTTCTTGATTCTCAGCTAAGGCTCTCTGCATTTGTCTTTGTTCAGCAGCCTCTCTTGCTGGCGAAGATTCATAATTTTCTCTAGCATCAATACCAGCTTGACGCATTTGTTCCATTTCATCTAACTCTTGAGAATCGCGACCGGCTTGAGTTCTTGACTTTAAATATTCCAATACTTGTTTTAAGTCCATATATTATTGTCCTCTTAAGTTTTTTAGAGCTTGTAATTTAGCTTTATGAGCAGCAGAATCTTTATACTTATTAGCCTGAACATCCTCGACTCTCTGCATTCTTTCTTCAATTGGAATTTCTTCATCTTGTAAATAATCTTGATAACTATCGTGTTTCTTATCTAGTTTATTTTTATCTTTATCGGCTAGCATTCCTACTCCACCGGCGACCATTCCGCCCTGTGCTAATAATGCTAATAGTCTAATTAAACTTGGGTTCATTATTGATCCTTAGATTTGTCATTAACTGAACCCAATCGTTCAATCAGAGCATTAAAAATATTTGAGCCATTCAATACATTTAAATTTTCATACAAGCTAGCCATTTCTACTACAGCAATTAAACCTGAAGCAATTTTAGAAATAGGAATAAACCCCTCAAGCATATACGTTTCAGCTAAAAACCCCACTACTATAGCAGTATTGTAAATTGCAATCTTTGTTACTGTTCTTCTAAGTCCAGCAGATGTGATTGGTTGACCTTTCTTTCTAGAAGCCATAACGCCAGTAATTAGATCTGCAAATATTAAGATTCCTGTTACAATTAATACAGCCTGAATAGGTGCGAATACTGCAACGGTAGAGACTACAAGCCCCATTATATAATCTTTCATACGTAATCCCCTACGGTTATCTTGTTCTGTCTGTGACATATTCATTATCTTCCAAATCATTATCATCGATTAAAACTCTAGCATTTGGATTTTGCATAATTGTAAATAATGCTGCATTCTTTTTATAAGCATTCCCTGACTCTACTGATTCTCTAAGTGATCTTCCTAAACTTTTAAACGGCCCATTTGCCTCTAATTTAGAAGCAATATTAGTAAGTGATTGAGCGGGGGCGTTATATATTTTTCTAGCAAAATCAGCAGGACCTTTAATTATTGGTTTCTGAGCAGATTTTACAATTACTTTGCGAACTACACCCATCTTTTGCATCATCATATTAAGGTTACCAGCTCCAGTAGGAGCAAGTCCAAGTCCTTCTAGTATACTTAATTTTCCACCAGAAGTACCTTCTTGACTTTTAGTAACAGACCTTCTAACAGCAGAATCAATTGCGTTTTTATCAAGATTCTTAGCAAACGAATCAGGGTCAATTCCCACGACGCTAGAAATTTTACCTTTTGCTAATCTATCCAGTTCTTCTGCATGAAATTTCTCAGAAGCCTTCATTAATTCAGACCAAGCTGATCGAGAATCAGCACTAGATTGGCTTATTTCTCCAGTTCTTCTTATTAGTTTTTCATAAGCTTCTTTTGCATCTTGTTTACCAGTAGCTAATTTTGAATAAAACACGCCTTTTGTTGTAGGATCATATCTTCCACTAATTGGCTGCTCTAAATAAGTCTGAATAAAACTAGAATATCTATTAGCTGCAGTTTTATAATCAGGAACTTCAAGTTTTAATTTTTCATCTAATTGTTTTTTAAACGCCCTCAATGTTCGTTCAGTATCCTGCATTTCAGGAGAAGGTATGGTAATTCTATTTAATTTTTCAATATTATTTTTAACTGTGTCTAGAGTATCTTTTAATTCCCTTGGGGACATATTTGAATAATCACGACTAGTTAAAGTATTCAATATGTTATTACTTATTCGATCCTCATCAAAATAAGGCATTTCTTTTTTTAATGCATCAATCTTAGCAATTAAATCAGACTTAATGTCAGTTGCATCGATTTTAATTTTTTTAGCATTTTCATTAGTTAAAGATGCATCTACTAATTCACCTAAGTCTCCTTTAACTTTTAATATATCATCAACATTTTTCGTGGCTCTTTTTAAATCTAAATTACCCCAAGCAGTGCCGCCTTCTATTCCCGGAACTCCTTTTTTTACAGCTTCATAATCACGAGGACTTATACCAAGTTCATCTCCATAGTAGTTAAAACTATGTTTCATCCCACTAAATACAGGCGAAGCGTCAATTATTTTGTTTACTTTTTTAGACACATTAGTAGTCAATGGTTTTGCCGCAGACTTTATAGCAGGAGCAAGATTACTAGCGGCTTCAATTCCTAACATAGCTGGAATACTAAATAATGAATCTGATACAACATCACTAAGCACGCCGGGTATATTAGATTCAGGTCCAGATAATTGATTTTCAGAAGTAAAAACCGATTCTGCTATATTCATAGGCAGACCTTTTACATAAGCCGATCCTCCGCGACCCAACAACTCTAAAGCGGCTTTTGCTTTTCCAGAATCACGAGCAATATCAAAAATCGATTTAGCCTTAGCACCGCTACTGAAACCCAAGGCTGGACTCATAAGAGAACCAGCTGCCATCCCTCCACCAATCTGAGACAAGAAAAACATAAGACGAGATCTTTCCTCGGCATCTTTTTGAGCTTGCTCAGAAGCTTGTTGATAGCCTCTGTATTTTTGACCAAACGATTCTTCTGGTACAGTAAACCCTTGTTTTTTTAATTGCTCATCTACTTCTGCTGGGTTATAGTCAGGCAATTCCATTGATTCCAGTCCGGGTATTTTAGATAAAAGATTAATCCCGCCTCGGGATAGTTTTTCTAATCCGGGCATAGCTCTCATAGCTTCTTCTGTTAAAGCCCCGCCTACTCCACCAAGCTCATCTACTGCGCCTCCAGTAGCGCCTTTAATATAGCCTACAGAAGAATCGTGGGCAGTTTCCAACGCAGAAGTGGCTTTATCTGATAATGAATCAATCACAGACGGGATAGCCTCTAATGTGGCATTAGTAGCGTCTTTAGCACCAGACATTATACGAGAAAGAATTGAAGCTTCTTGTTGTGGAGGACTAACGCTAACAATATCATCGTCTTCTTCTTGTGAAGGAGGTTCAACGCTAACAATATCATCATCTAATTCTTCACTCATTTAGGAATCTCCACACCTGTTAAGCCATCAGCACCGATCTTATATGTTTCACCAGACTTAACTGTAACCTTTGAACCGGGTACTTGCTTAACTTTAAAAGTTCTAGTATTGGGAGTTGTTAAACCCTGTGATTCAGAACTATTAGAAGATGAGAGTAATGATTCGTCTAATATTAAATTATGAGAAATACCCTCAGCGTCTGCTTGGTTTAGAATTGGTTTAACTCCTGTCATATAAGAATTCTTAGATGCTGCTGTCAAAATCTTAACAGCATCAAGCATTTCTTTACGTTGACCAGGCTGCAAGGACTTACCAGACGCAAGCTCATCCATATAGTTCAATCCTTTATCAATGATTGAAGTAGCTGCCTTACCTAATCTAAGTTCGGCTTCTTTAATTACAGAATTATCACCTTGAAGCGCTCTTAAGCTGCCAGAAAGCATCCCATAATCCTTATACCCTGACGGATTTTTCATGAAATTACTAAAATAATCTAACGATTTTTGCCCTGTTACAAAATTGGTATACAGTTTACCCAGTTCGCCAGAAGTAGCTTCTTTACGCAGAGAAGCTCCAAATTTTCTTTGTTTTTCATTTAAACTAGTTTGTTCTTTAGCTGCACGGGTCTCATTTTCAAGTTTAGCAATGCTCATAGCATTAGTCTGAGCTTTATCTGCTAAAGATCGAGCGTTAGCCTGAGCTTTATTAGCCATAGATTCAGAATGTGAATGTGCGATTTCTTGAGATAATAAATTGTAAAGTTGAGGAGGAAGAAGTTTAGCTTCCTTTGCAGTTTTTATATCCAAACCATACTTTTTACCCACAGCCGCTGTTATTTTTGAAATTGCTGAATTAGGATCGCTATTTTTAGCTTCATCGTCCATTTCATTTTGAATTTGTTGTAATTTCTTAGAAGAGATGTCAGTCGCCATCAGTTCTTTAACATTAGACACTGACTTATCAGCAGAAGCAGCCAAGCTATCAGCAAGCGAGTAGTCAGCCTTTACTCCCGGTCCTGCAATAGCAGCGCCAGCTTGCATCCCAGCTTTTAATAACGCAGCCCCTAACTGATTTTGATTAGCAGAATTTTGAGCATTTTGCATCATCATCATATAATTTAATCTATCATCCTTTGCTTGAGCACTATTTTCAGTACCTCCAGCTTCTTCTAATAATTGATTAACTTTTGAGATGGGTTTATTTTGTTGTTGAGATTCTAATGATTTGGTTGAAGGTTGATTACTGGACTGTTCTTCAGCAGAAAAAGAACCGGGAACCTCGCCTTGAGCTACAGTATTATAATTTGGAGATTTACTAGAAAAGAGATCATCGCTTTTAGCAATAGCGGAATTAAGCTTAGATACCGGAGGAACAGTGTCTGGAGTTTTTTTACCTGACATAGCAGCTGCTCCAACAAGACCACCGATCGTCAATACTTCCATTGTTCTTCGCAATTTTGAAGTTTTCTTTTTAGCTATTTCTTTTAATGGACCCTCAGGCATTTTGTCTACAGCAGCTAATGTTTTTTCAGCAGTTTCTTTAGATATAACATTACCAGCGTCATCGGTAAGATCAGCAAGCTTGGGAACTGGCGCTGCATCGATTTCAGTAGGTATCGCGGAAGTCTTTTTAGGAATTCCTGCTGCATCTACGTCAACCGGCAGAGCAGAAGCCTTTGGAGGGATTGACTCAACCACATCATCAGCTAATGATAGCTGACTAGGGGTAGTAATATCAGGCATAACGCGTTCATTCAATGCAATAGGAGAAGATTGAGTATCGCCGAGTTCTAGATTATTCTTAGTTGAACCAAGTTCTATTGGATTTGGCTCAATAAAGGGAGACTTAGGATTTCGGCCCGGTTTTAAAGCAAGAGGGTCAGCCTTACCTAGATCAAATTCATTTAATGAGACATCAGAAGAAGGCATACCACCAAGTTCTAAATTGTTTTTGGTTGAACCAAGTTCTATTGGATTTGGCTCAATACGGGGAGAAATCTTAGGTCGACCTTTTTTAATATTAGGAGATTTGATATCACCAAAATCAATATCTTTGGCATATTTTATCAAATCATCCAAAGACCATTTTACTTTACTCATATATCACCTATTTAAAATTAAATTATCTGCCCAAGTATTTTTGTTTAATCTTGGCAAGGGCAGCTTTTCTAGTTTCAGAATCAGAAGATGGATCTTGTATAGTATCCTCAACTTCAGACTGAGACTCATCTTGTAATGATTCTCCAGCTTTAAGCTTTCTAATCATTCTAGTAATCTCTGGATCTGCATGATATAATTCTTTAGGCTCTTGAACTTTCATTTCGCCTGAATCATCAGTCTCCTGTTCAACTTCAGGAGTATCCATTTCGCGTTCAGTCACTTTCTTGACGCCAGCTCTAATTTGAGCAGGAACTGAGTAAGGCTTCTCTGGATTCTCTACACTATAATTACTAGAATCGTCTTCTTCTCCAAAAACCGATGCTGCGTCAACACGCTCTGGACGTTTAAGCATTTTTTCTAAAGCTTTTTTAATTTCTTCTGGAGTCCGATATTTATTACTCATTTTTATGATGTCCTTTTTAATTCTTCAAATGCTTGATTATAAGGGGATTCTCCAGCCGCTGGTTTTTTTCCTGCTTCAGATTTACCGTAAGCAGTCAATCCTCCCCCTATAGCTCCTCCAATATTAGACCACATATTTGCAGTATTAGAGGCTTGTTGCCCAGCTTGACTAGCTTGACCCATTTGAGCATTAGCCATAGCTGACCCATAACTTAATTTACGATCCCAAAGACTACCCTTCTCATTACGCTGTCTTGCTTTTTCCGCATTTTTTAATTGATCGTTATAATCAGAAATTCTTTGTTGTTCTGCTAAATTAAGACGCAACTGTTCATTAGTTGTTCCAATGTTTGCACGTTGTCTAGTAATTGAATTTTCTGCTAAAAATCGATTTCTTTCATTTTGTTGAGCAGTATTAGTCGAATTAACATTGTAATCTTGAGACCTCATACCAGAAGCAATATCAGCAGATTGTCTAACTGCTTCCAATGCACGCTGTTGAGCTTGACTCATAAGAGACATAGAAGCTTGTGATGCTTGCTCTGCAGTAGATTGACCGGATTGAAGTAATGATTGAAGCTCAGCTCCTCCTCCACCTTGTCCACGAGCCATAAATTGCTGCATTATTTGTTGAGATTTAGCTTGTGAATCTCTTTCTAATTGATTTCTAACTTGAGATATAGCGGCTCTATCTTGGGCGGATAACCCAACTTGTCCTTGATTTTGCATCATAGAGAGGGCTTGACGCTGAGCATCCTTAAGAGTTTGATCTTCTGTAATTAATTTAAGCTCAGCAAATGAATCACTGAGGTCTTTTTCAAGCTCTGGAGTATATGCTCCTTGACGCTGAAGCTCTTTAAGAATTAATGGAGCAGATAGATCAGGTGGCATTCCTACTTTCCTTAACTCCTCTAATGCCATTCTCATACGTTTACGTTGCTCAGCCCTATCGCCTGAAGCCATTATATTACCAACAACTCCACCTAATACAGAAGCCCCAGCTCCCGCTGCAGCATATCCAATTGGCATTATTTCTTCTCCTGTCTAAAACAAAAATATGTATAATTGTCTGTAATTGTTATTATTTCAGAACCGGGTAATTTAGACAAAAACCTAATTCCTCTAGTATTCTTATTGTGCAATCCGCTCAAAAAAACTCCCGGCATTTTGGAACAAATCTCCATATACAGTAGTTGTTTATTTTCAGCGTTTCTATATTCAGGTTTAATAAAAAACCCACCTAATCTAGGCACTATATCCCCATCCCGATCGATACTAAAATAACCAAAATCATATAAGTATAATTCATGGTCTTTAATTATGTCCCATGTATCATTTACACACACTTCAATTCCATCACCAGATCGGATATGCCATCTTTCAATCAACTCAGAGTCAGTTTTATATAAATTATATAAATCTTGTTTATTCATTATTACGCTTTGCCACTTTTAATATTTGCGTCTCTTTTTGCAATAAAATCATCATATGATTTTTGTGCATAATCAGCAGCCTCGGTAGTAGTTTTTAACATTTCAGTTTTTTTAGCTTGAGCTGCATTTAATTTATTGGTCCATTCTTTTATATGATCATTTCTTTCGGCGCGGTTTAATCCATAGGTATTCCCTAATTCATATTTAGCTTTGGCCATTTCTTGATCAATCATAGTAGTTGCACGTTGTTTTATTTTATTTGAATATTCAATAGAATCTTTCATTGCTGGTTCTGATATGTCTGAAACATCACTAGTCTTAACTTGTCCAGCTTGATATAATTGACGAGTTGGAGAATATCGCAAATCAGTTCCAGACTTTTGAAGTAATCGATCTAATGCTGTTAATTTTTTAGCTTGATCTTCACTAGCGATACCAGTTTCGGTTAAGTTTATAGGTTTTACGTCATTAAACCCTCCCAACAATGAAGAATAATCTAAATTTTGATAAGGATCTAGCCCAGCTTTAAGTTCTTTCCATCTATCAATATCCGCTATACCTTTTCTAGTTTGCTCGGCCCATCCAGTGTGTCCAAAGCTTATAGGGGTAGGAGTTCTATAATTAGAAGCATACTGAGTATCTAAACCTGATAATCTATTCAATAAATCACTTGTTTTCAATAATCCAGATTCTCCTTCAATTTGTTGCATCTGCTCAGGAGAAATATATTCACGGCCCTTATTTAAATAATCTAAGAATTGAGCCTTTTTTTGGTCAGGGGTTTTCTTTTCCCACTCAGTCGTTCTTAATTCGTTACTTAAAGATGTTAAATAATCTTGTTTTTCTTTTTCTTTTTGTCTTGCATCACCTAATGATTTAGTGACATCACCAAGAATAGGAGTTTGAGCATCGACTAATCTTTGTTCAGTTTCTGTAGCAAAAAGTTTAGCTAAATTTCCATACTCTTGACCTTTAGCTCGTGCTCCAAATGTAGCTCTTTGAGCCTCGCCTGCAACCCCTCTTGTTTGTCTAGCAGCAGCTGCAATATTAGATTCTTTATCCTTAGACAAAATAGATTCGTCTAGTTTACGTTGACCCGATGTGTAATCTGCTCCACCAACAAACCGACGTAGTAATTCTTGTCTTCCACCTTGATCTGTTCCAGATCTTTGACCAACGCCAGAAGCCAAAGATCCCAATGCTTGAGCTTGCTGAGCTTGAGCTTGCAATTGTTGTTGATTAGCTAATTCAATAGGGCCTTTATATTCAGCATTTTTAATAGTACCAAAAAGACCTAAGTCTGCACCACTAACTTCCCCCGTATCGGCAGCATGTTTAGTGGCTTCTATTGTTTTTGCTCTATTTTCTTCCGTATCTATTCTTTTTTTATTTGCTTCCTGTTGGAATTCATCTTGAGCAGTCTTGATGCCAGATTGAACTTGTTGAGCTTGTCCAGATATACCACCAGCAATCGTTTGTCCTAATTTAGATCCCTGACTTGCCTGCATTACACGAGCTAAGTTAGTAAATCCGGTTCCCTTTCTTTGGGGCTTAACCGGACTAACTGAGCTTGGTTGAGGTTTTTTATCATCTGGTAAAAGGGCCATCTATATCTCCATGTACTTATATAGTTGTTAATCTAAGTATGCGACAATTCTTATAGTGTAACGATTTGAAGCTTGTAACCCACTGATATTATTAATTGTTACAGTTTTACCATTCTGAGTGAAACTAACAAAAGGTTGACTCGTAGGGTAAACTGCTGTATTTGTTTGATTTGAAGCGTAAAGAACCTGACATCCTAAGATCTTACCATCTCTGTCCAAAGAAAAACTAGTTGCGTTTACAGGAGAACCATCAGCTTTTACGGTTATATCAATATCTTTAACTGTGCAAAACAAATTATTCCTAAGATCTACTCTACCATTCATAGCAAAATACAACTCACTAAATCCATCGTTAACCGGAAAGGCTAGTTGTTCAACAAATTTCTGTTGATCTTCTTCAAAATCTGCGGTAGTCAATCTTTTATATGTAGCCAATTTACTCATATATTACCTGTATGCTCTGCTAGATTGACCTATTTCACCAGTCACGGTACAACCATTGACTCTATAATCTTCTCTAGCTACGTTATGGGAGAATCTTATAATTATATATCTACATCGTTGACATTGTCTAGGTATATATGTCCTAAAAGGAGCAGAATTTGATAATCCACCAAAAAATCCATCTCCAAACCCATCAACATGACCAAAAATTCCATTACCATCTAAACTAAATGGAACATCGACCAATTCAGGCAATAGATCAGTTCTAAAAGAAATGATGCCATTCGTTAAGGTTCTAGTTTCAAACATCATGGTAGCCTCTCTGACATGCTTAAGCATCAAAGGGTCACCAAATGTAATCGGAGAGTATGCAAATGAGGATTCAAATGCTTTATAAATTTTAATATCTCCAATTAAGTAATCTAAGTCTAGATTTAATGTTAATTTTTTTGTAATACCATTAATTGAAACAATAATTGATTCCATTAAGGTATTATTTGTAATAGGTCTATAATTATTAAATGAAACACCTGTATCAGTATTAAGAATAGATACAATAAAGTTATGACATACTTTTAAATCATCAAAATTTGAATCAACAGTTGCCCAATTAGCACTAGTTCCAGCAATTACAACTTTAGCCGGTATAGAAAAAGAAGTGCTATTTATTAAAGTAATTGGATATGTACCATCTATAACAGGAACCGTATTGGTAGCAGTTATTGTAATAACTCGACCATTCAATAGACCGTGTGGAGATGGAGTTGTTATGACTGTCGATGTAGCGGCAGACGCATATGTAATAGTACCGTTTTTAGTTTCAATTGAATTTTGAAATTGATTGTAATTAACTCCTGTATCTAGATCTAATTTATTTGCCAATCCAGTCAACTGATCTCTAGGACTAATTCCTTGAACTAATTTTAATGTAGATAAATAATCATTATCCGCAACTCCGCTGTCCAAATCTAACTTTTCTAATAAAATATTAAAGTTTGTAGTAGTTATTGTTTGGTCTTGAGTTATTACATCGCCAACTGATAACCCTGTGACTGTAGGTAATTTTATAGCATTTTTGGATATTTTATTTGAAGACGCGTAGGAATCGATCTCCCTATCAGTATAATCTAATCTGCTAAACGTTTTTCTTTCTTGTTCAATAAATGCAACATCAGACGCAGCCAGATACAGTTTATCATTAGCAGAGTTAATAATTCCTGCAACGTGACTTAATTTATATGTAGTCCATGTATTCGTTAAAGTTGAAAATCTATATGCAATAGTTGCAACTTCATCTTCTTGTTGAGATACTGTATATACTAAGTATGAATTGTCTGACTCATACCCTACCCCCCACGTAGCAGTTTTAAAATTTGCAAAATTAGATGATTGAGTTTTTAATATGATATTATCAATTGATCTAGAAATAATAGAGGCTCCGCCCTCAGTTAAACTTTGAATTCCCTGAGTAGTCCAAGCATATATAACGTTATTACAAACAACGACGCTATCAGGAGCTAATACATTAAAGGAAACATCAAACAGTTCAAGCTGGAAAGGAGCACTTTCACCAGAAATACGATATAGACCATCTTCTTTAAATACAAATAAAGAATTCCGCAGGGGTAAAATTCTTAAAATTGATTTATCTTGTGCTCCAACGTCAAAGTAATTTACCGAAGGAACTGCCTCAGGTTGTTGGAATTTAGAATAATATATACGATTAGCACGTTTTTCATTTTCTGAATACACTGCAGATGATGCTTTAATAAACTGACCAGTCGTACTATTAGCACTAGCTGCCTTTAGTATTGAAAAACTAGTAGAATCAATTCTAGTAATTGTGTAAAGACCGTCAATATCAGATACCTCATTAGTCCCGGTGATCATAACCTGATCTCCAGTTAACATTCCATGAGGAGAGCTAGTTACTATTACAGATGTTAATAAATCTATCCCAATTGTAATACTAGTAATTGTACTATCTGACGTCGGGCTAATATCAGGATTAAATGATTGTCCAATAATGGAACTATTACCTAAAATATAGAATGCTGCAGATTGCTCTAATGTTCTAGCTTGTAAATATATCTTACCCGGAACATCATATGCAGAAGATACATAATAAGCATATACGTTTTCATTTACATTTTTATTTATGATTCTAACTAGCGACTTAGCGGTTTCATCTACTGCTCTAGCAGGAGACACCACAGTAGAAAGGAGAACACTTAAAGTTGACTCGTCTTCTGATCTACCATCTTGAACTTTATTAATACTGAAGCCAGTATCGCCAGGATCTGAATCAGTAGCTACACCAAATGAATAGTTTTGAATAGTAACAATACTACCATCAACCGTAGGAATAAAATCACTTAAATAACTAGATAATACGTTTTTAATTTTTTGAGCAACTTTATCTGTATTAGTATCTTCAGTTGATGATATGTTAACTCTAATCCCCGTTCTGGTTGATAATGTTAATGGATTAGCATCTTTTGGATCAATCCCATTTCCGTCAACGCTAAACCAAACATAATAATCTGTTGTAGTTGAGCTAATTAAAAAATATTTAGAGTTTACTACAATAGTAGTTACCGAAACATCAGTGACTTCGGTTTGGCCAGTTACAAATTGATATGTATTTGATTTTATACCATCTGATATTGTCATTTTAGGAGGATTATTAATATCAAATGAATTAACCATATTAGTAACACCAAGCAAACTTATTAAAAGTTGCTGCCTAGTTCTAGTATTGGCATAAAAAATAGAATTACGATACCTATTTATATCTTTAGCAAATGGAGGAGTCTCATTAGCCTGTAGAATCCCTTCTCCTGTAGCAGAGTTGGTATAGAGATTTGCCCCTCTAAAAGCATCTGGGGTAACGTCCTCAACAGTTATGCTAGATAATGTCATTTCTGATTCAGTTGGGTATGCTTCATATACAAGCTGATATTCTTCATTTGGAACAAGGTCATCAAATGTAGCCACTCCAGTAGCTTGAGCAACTGAAGTTCTATATATCTGAAAAAAATAGTTAGAATTAATCCCTTGAGGTATAGTAATGGTTAATTCAGTAGTTGCAGTTGTTGTAATTGAAATATCATCAAGTGATAATATATTAGATGTAGATACTGTAGCAGTTATTGTATTATCATCAATGTCACGTAATGCACTGGCATCAATTTTTAAAGTACTAGATAAGCCATCTACGGTGCTGAAAGTCAGTCCAGTAGTTGAATTTACTGCCCCTGTAACTATTATATTTTCCAATCCAGCAATGGTTTTATCTCTAATTGCTATTTGAATATCTCCAGAAGTTGTATCAAAATTTATTGGGTCAGTTGAAAATTTTCCATAGGTCAGCGAGAATGTCCCGGATGCGGCATCCTTACTGAAAGTGATTTTTTGATCTGATGATATAACTCGACTATTTTCAGCAGATAACCTAGTTAATATATCTTCTAAATATACTTGCATATTAACTAATTGATCATTCGTGGCAGGAATACTAGGACTTGTTGGTTGAGTTAAACTTCTATACTCATTTGATGTAATTTTTGGAGAAGTAAGGGTCACTGCGCCTATTGCATCTGTATTAAATGTAATAGTAGAATTAACTGCAATTGTAGGAATGCTTGGAGTTGAATTAGTTGCTATTGAAATAATTGAACTTTTAGAACTATTTGTACCAAAATTAATTGAAATTTGGGAAATGTTAGTCCCGCCGCCCACGGTGATTATAGAAGTGTCTTCAAGGCCTTTTACTTGTTTAATTATTGTCTCAACACTAGCACTGCTTGAATTATAGTTTATTGGATCAGAAATATATCCATTAAATGAAATAGTAAAAGAACCACTGGCTGCAGCCGGGGCAAGAGTTAATTTTTGAATTTCTTGCGCAGTAACTACAACTTGTCCTTTATTAATATCACCAGAGGTAGTTTTAATACCATTTGAGGTAGTTGCTGTTGTAATTGTTGAAGTAGGAGATAAAGTATTCCCAGTCCCTTCAGTTACTTGGCTTAAATCGCCATCAATTGCAGGAAATGTCAAAGTTAGTCCTGTAACTAAATCAACTGCTCCAGACACAGAAACATTTTCTAATCCTGCAACAGCTCTTAATTTTTGTTGAATACCAGTAGAAAGAACTGTCGTTATTACTGGTACAGTTGGGCCAGTAAGACTACTTGTTGCAGTAACTAAAGATGGAATCCCAGTCGGTTTTATTAAAGTTAAACCGGTAGCTGAGTTTACAGCTCCAGTTACAACAACATCCGATAAACCGGCTAATAATCTTAGAGCAGTTTGAATTGTTGCCGGTGTAGCGCCAGATGCCAATGGGGTAGTTGTATTTCCAGAATATGTTAACGTGAATGTTCCTCCAGTTGGAGTAACACTGAATGTGATTTTTTCATTTGAAACATTTAAAGAATCGTCAAAATATATATCAGTAGTTTCGACAGAACTATATTTTAATCTAAATTTTCCCGAAGTTGGAGAAGTAGTGCCCGCAAATTTAACTGTTTGAATTTCTTGTCGAGTAGTTAATGTAAATCCTTCTAAATAGATCTTAGAACCGGGACTTAAATATCCCGTAACTGGGCCTGTAACACTTACTGTGCTAATACCCGATTCAACAGCAGCTGATACAATTTGAAGAGGGGCAGAGGGAGTGCTAGGGGCTTGATTTGCATACAAGATATCATTATCTAATTTAGTAGTTAACTGTAGTAGATTTGTATATAATTCATTTGCTGTAGCATTTAATGTTAACCCTAGAGTTTGCATGTAATTTCTATCATTAATTCTAGCAGTAGTTCCTGTATTGTCAAATGTATCTAGGTTTGATAGTATTCTAGTATAATCTCTAATTAAAAAATTAATCATTGGGTTAGATACTACTAGCCGTTGAGATGGAGCACCTTGAATCAAGTTAGCATTTAAATCATTATATGCCCACAGAACTCTATAGGCAACTGCTGAATCTTGAGGGAACCATCCTCCCTGAAGGTTTGGAGCATATATAGTTTTACCTGTTAAATCTACAGCTTTAATAGCACCAGCTGATACAACAAAATCTGGATTAGTTGTAAAATCATCTGCATTTCTAGCAGATATTTTCTTAATCCCTTCATCTGTTGTAAAATATAAATTACCATTAGACTCAATAAACTTCATACGAAGCCCTGCTATAGTCTCAGTAAAGTTTCCGTCAAAAGATTGAAAATTACCGGCACCATCTGAATCGAATTGTAATGTAGTTGAAAAATGTCTAAGGATTCTATTACGATATGTAGTTAATTGTTTTACAGTTGTAGTGTCGTCTGGGAGTTCTGACCCGTATAAAGAAAACCCTCTACGTTGCTCAATGATACCATCGCGTTTAATAATAACGTTAGATGCCTCAATCAAGGCACCATCTGGTCTATCTAATTCATTTGGGGAAGTTTGTAACCCCGTTGCTTTTAATATTACAGAACTGGACATTTAGATCCTTTATATTAACCGCGTCTACCAAAACGAATTCTTGATGATCTTAATAATCCTGTTCTGTTTAATATTTTCAGAGGAGAACCTTCGACACGACTATCAAGAATAGTAGATTGACGCTGTTCTAATTCGTTAATTTTAAGATTTGCAGCTTGTAATCCTTCTTTATCTCCAAGAGATTCAAGAATTCTAGCACAAGTTCTTTCTGCTAATAAGTTATGTAAATCGGTTGGAACTTGAGGAATGATACATTGATATTGAGAACAAATATAATCACCAACTACAAAGTCATAAGGGATATCAGTTTCTTTAAATGTTAGAGAAGATGCACTAATTGCATCTGCTTGTAACAAGACATCAAAATTAAGAGTAGAATGTCCGCCCTCAGATTGTAAAATATCAACCATAGTTCCCGGAAGAATGGAACTTGGGATAGTATCAGTACTTGGAATATGAATAGTGATCGTTGATTGTACAGTTAGCGCATTAGCATTATTAGAAGTAATATACAAGGCTCTAGTTTTATAAAAAACAGTAATAATGTTTGATGTATTACTAGTTGTAAATTGCAATGGATCTAATAAAGAAATTGCATTAGATAAATTAGAAGCTGTAGCAGCATCACTTGTTCCAATTGCAAAATCAGTGCCCGCTGTTAGAGTATATCCGTCTATTATTAAAACATTTCCAGCAACTAATGTTAAATTAGATACTGTAATATCTTTAGAGAACTTTTCACAAATCACAGCTTGATCATCCGGCACTAAAGAGTTAGGACGCATATAGTATGTGAATACTAAATTACCTGTAGAGTTCTGAGTAACTGCTGGAGTGATAATAATTTGATTGTTTTGAACGTAATAATGAATAGGAATTGGAGTAGTATTTGAGTTTACTTCAAAAAATGATCTATCGTCTGGATTAATTCTTGACATTTGAACTAGCTGTCCAGCCAAGTCTCTATAAAACAAATCACGAATTCGCATACCAATTGCGCGAGAAGGGATAGGATATTTAGATTGTTTTGGAACCATGGGAACTAATTGTTCATAAACCAAGTATTCTTCATGATATTGAAGGATACTAGGAACTTGAGCAAGAAACATTTCCTCATCGGCAAAAGCTAGAATGTCTTCATTTAAAAATGTAACTTGAGAAATGGGCATAGCCATTTTTCTCTTGACAGCTTCAATTAGTGTATTTGAAGTATAATAAGGCTTTTTAGCCATAACTACCTCCGATTAAGCTTTAAGTGATCTTTTCTTCTCTTCTAATTTAGCAATTAAAGCATCGATTTCTTCTGAAGTATCACAATCCTCAGGAACTTCTGGTTCATATTCAGAAGCTTCCTCGTCTGATTCTTCACCTGACTCTTCAGTATCATACTCGTCTTCGCTATCATCTTCAGAGCGACCGACAAGACTTTTAGCCATCTCTAATCCTTTTTCAAGATCAGGTTTAGACTTAGCCGCAACAGTTACTTTTTTAACGCCAGCAAGGTTACCCTTGAGCATATCTGAAGCCATTCCATGAGCTTCTTTAAGCGCAGTCATTTTGGCTTTTTTCTCAGAATCTGTCATTTTTTTCATTTTATCTTTTCCAAACATAGAAACTCTCCTGTATTACAAGTTGTTAAATTGACGTAGTAATTGCTCTAAATTTAATGATTCCAGAAACAAAACCGGTATAATTATCTGAAGTATATTGTATCTGTCCTGAAGAAGTTATTGAAAATACAACCCCGGAATCATCTCCTTGTGATTCTATGGACATACCCCATGAAGCTCCTTTTTGTATGCCATTCAATGTAAATTCCTCAAATAGATCAGTAGTTGCATCTATCTCTACTGTTACCAATGCTGTAAATCCTCTGACTACGGCATTTGAAAACAAAAAGTTATGCACATTATCAGGAAGTGCTTGTGAATTCGATATGTTAAATGAAGTTTCATCGATATCGCCAGCTGATGAAATTCCAGCAATTAACGCGTCAACCTGAGACTTTGTATAATATCTAATATCCCCTCTAGCGTCGGTATGATACTGGATATGATCGTCATCTGCTAGACCTGATAGTAACCCGTGGTCTGTTGCAGTACCAGCTGGGCTGTATAATTGCGTACCTCTAAAGTCTACATATTCAGATCCTGTGTCAGTTGATCGAACACGACCTTTAGTTGCATTCGTATATGTAGTCGCAGTTTGGAAAATAACGCTACCAATTGCAACAAATTCAGTAAAGGGAAGTCCTGTTAATTGAGATATTTCTGAATTAGCACTTGTTCTTGCTGCACTGATTGAATTATACTTAGCAATCCCTTGAATACCAATAACCGGATTCTCTTTATCATTTGTAGCAAAAAAATGAACTAAAACAAAATCCGTTGTAGTTACTTCTGTTAATTGCCATGATCCTCCACCATTTAATTGATTGTAAGGAAGTCGTCCTGCTGATCCGGTATATCCTGCAGTTCCACTATAGATTATTGGATATGCATCTGCAGTTTTCTTATTCCATAATTGACCAATTCTATATAATATTGGAATTTGCGCTTGAGATACTATGGTATGATATATATCCTCATCTCTAATTGCACCAGCGTCAGCAGTAAACTGAGCATCACTATTCACATCCCCTGTACCATCAACGCTAAATCCCTGAAGGGCTAAACCTAAAATATATTGAGCACCAAACACTGTATGTAGGTACAAATGAGTTGCCCCATCCATTGTAATACCATGTCTTTCATCACCAAAATACGTATGAGAACTGTTAACAGCATTCCAATATATAACAGAAACAAAAGAATAAATTTCTATA